TACTTTCTTTCTCTAATAGCTCAGGAAACTCTGTAGTGCCTTCAGACATATTAATAATCATTTCTGCTATTAATTTATCTACAGCTTCTTTTTTTATCTTACGAATGTTTGGTTTACCATTTGGTAATTGATATGCTTTGTTATTTTTGTATTTATTTAATACAATGTTGTATATTTTATATTGAGAGATTTTACTAATAAGGTTTGTAACTAGTTGTGGATTTACTTGCTCTATAATAGCTGTAGCAATATGCACCATCTCTTCTGTAAGAGCTACATCTTCTTTTCCTTCAGCAATAGCAATTATTCCTTGTACAAGATCTGCAAGTGCTGTAGCATCTTTTGCATTTACATCAGGGTTTCCTTTTAAATAATCTTGTAGAGCAACAATGTTAACACCCATTTGCTCAATCACCTTCTTAACTTTCTCTATTGTTTCTTTAGAAGCTTTAGATGCAGGAACACCTTCTAATTGATTGTATATATTATTTGTTTTTTCTGAAAATTGTCCTTCATTATATAATGATTTTATTTGATTAGGTTCAAACACACCATAATTGTTAGCAAGTTCAGGATCTTTTATATTTTCAAATATTACTCCATCTTTACCATCTTCTTTAGCTTTTAAAGTAAGTTTAGATGCTTCATTTGCTGCCCCTTTTCCATCCACCTGCATAACAAATGGTTGTTCTTCAAAATCTTTTTTAACAACATTTTTAGCATTTAAAAAAACAGGCATTATTTCAGCAGTAAAACCCCCCTTTTTTAAATCGTCTGCTATTTTTTCTTCACCTTGTTTGACTGTTTTTAAAAAAGCAGCCATCAAATTATCAAACTCATTAGAAGATAAGTCAGTAATTTTTTTTCTTTGTAGATTTGATATTTCTGGAAATGCTTCTTCATTAAAAACAATAAGTCCATCATCATAAACAGCTAAATTTTTATTATTTTTATCTGTTGTTCTTAATGTTTTATCATCATATATACTTTTTACATCATATTTTCCTTGTAGTATATTTTCTTTGTTTTTAATTAATCTAGAAACATGTTCTTTTACATTTCTATAATAACGTCTAGGATTACTTATAGCTCCTCCTTTACTATACTCTCTACTTAAATTAGAATACTTTATAGAAAGTTCTGTTACTTTTTCCATAATTTGTTGTTGGTTTAAACCTTTAGATTTTAAACCATCTATATAATTAGCAAATTTTGGAGATTCTTTTCTTAAATCATTATATAGTTTTTGTTTTCGTTCTGTACTAATAAAACTAGATCTTAAATCAACAAGAGAACTAGATATAAATTCTAGTTCTTGTTGTCTAGCCATTATAGCATAATTAAAAGAAACATTTTCGTTATTAGAAAAGAAAAAAGCATTCTCAGAATCATACTCTCCTGTAGTAGATCTACCAGTAGTTTCTCCTCTTAGAGCTTTATCAAACTCATTAAATTTATTACCAGTACCATGATATACTAATAAAGGTTCCCCATTAGAATCTACCACTTTAGACCCTTCTCCTTTTTCCCAATCACCAAACCATGCTTTAAAAGAAGGTGTGTAAACCTGTGCCCAAGCTTTTAACGCTTCTTCTTTATCTGTTATAATATTTAAGATATTATTAAAAAGTATAGACTCCTTACTATTAGGAGCCAATACTTTTTCTATCTCATTAGTTTCTTTGTTTCTAAATATACTACAGGCCATAATTTATTGATTACAACGTTTTGATTCATTTTCTTTTTGAGATAATATATCATTAATCTCATTTTCTTCTGTTTGTAAAGGTAGAGATTCTTCTTCAGACAAGAAAATAAATTCATCTCCTTCTACATATGCAGAGTTTCCAAGAACTTCTACAATGTTTAAATCTTCTACTTCTGTTTCAACTTTTTCATATCCATTATCAAATACAGATGCTTGTGAAACAGTTGATTTTGAAATACTAGGATATTTTTTATCATAAAATTCTTTTGCATATAGAGAATCTCCCCAAGCATTAATCATTTTATAAACATAGTTTTTATAAACTGTTGTTTTTTTAGTTACTTTATCTGTAGAAATAGTTTCATATACAATTGGAGAAGAAATTCCTTTTTTATTTTTAGAATAAACTTTCTTGAATAATCCTTTTTTCATAAAAGAATAATCCCCTTTCTTAACCATTTCTCTTTTTGTATCTTTATTTACAGTCATGTCTGACCATATGTATGTAATTACATCACTATTGGCTTCCATTGAATTTGCAGAGATGTTTATGGTTTTTGGAATTTGTCCTTTATCCATTGCATCTTTTAATTTTTTAGACACCAGTGTAGTTTCAGGTTTGAATCTTCCTTTTTTAGTTATAATAACTCTTTCTTTATGTTGATCTACAATATTAGGATCATTCCAATTTGTTCTTTCAAACACATTCATATCTACAAAATCAGAAAGGTTTGGAAGTTTATCTATCTTTGAAAGAGTTTGATTATACACTTCAACAAAATCTTCAAAAGGAAGTAAGCTTGTAAAAGAAATTCTAGAATTAGAAAGCCCTGATTGTAATACAGCAAGTCTTACTAAATTTCCATATAATGGTTTTTGTGACTCTGGTAATAATTTTTTAATCTCTCTTAAAGCATATATAATCTGATTTTGATCATACACTTTAGCATCTTTTGAATTAATGTATAAATTGTCTGGTTCAGTTTCACTATTTCCTTTTTCAATCTGTAATGCTTTTAGAACATAATTATTATACAAAGGATGATTAGGATTTTCAGCATCTCTTTTTAATTTCATTAATTCAGAGGCAGTTGATTCTCCTTTTTCATTAGAAAGCAAAACTTTTGTAAGCTGTGTGTTTAAATTTCTATTAGTTTGTACAGCCCAATCAAATAATGTTAGCACTGCTTTTTTACTTGTAGATACAAAGTCTTTATCATTCATATCCATGTATGGTTCTAACACTTGCTCTAACACCTCTCTTATAGATTGACCATTAGGGTTATTTCTTTTATCTGATAGCAGTATTTCAGCAATTCCATCTCTAAATGAATTTAAAGAATTTTTTAATTCTCCAATAAAAGAAGAGTCTAAGAAATCATCAACATCTGAAAAAATTGTATTTCTAGCTTTTTCTATTTGTCTTAGTTTCTTAGCTATTAAGAAAGGATCATTAAATGTTGCTGTATCAAAGTTTGTAGCTTGTGTAAATGTCAATAATTGCTCAGCCATTTTTGAGTATTTTAAAAACTCATCTAATATAAATAGTTGTTGTAATGATTGATATGGAGATAAAGTTTCTTCATCTTTTCCAATCATTTTCGATAGCTCATCAACATCAGGAATAACATTAATTTCAAGGTTTTCAGAATCAATAGCTTCGTATTCATATCCTTCTTTAACAGCATTTATATACTTGTTATTAAATACATATGAATATCCATTGTTTTCTAATGTTTGCAACAAGTCTTTAATAATTGGTTGATTCATAAAGTATGCAACATTTTCTAATGGTACACCAGTTCTAATTAAAAACAACCAAGTTCCAGCAACATTAGGCGTGATTCCTAAACGCATAACCCAAGGGTCTTTAGCAGCATCTACATACCCATCAATAACTTGTCCAATTACATCAGAAATGTAGTTTCTATCTTCTGGAATAGCATTGGCATCTTCAATCATTGATAATGTAGGCATGCCTTTAACTGAGTTAAAGTTTTCAAATTTAATTAATGCATCCCCAAGAAAAGCTCTGTCTCTTTCAGAAACACGACTTAATTTTGTTCTATCTATTGAAAGAACACTTCTTTGAGCTTGTGCATTACCTGTTTGAGATGTAGCTGCAATACCAATAGCAGTTTTTGCTCTAACAAAGTCATTTCTTAATTCAGACATAGTTTCTCTATCTAACATTTCTCCAACATCAGAGTAATCTATTTTTTTAGAACCAAGAAGAGTTTCAATATCAGTAGTTAATTTTTGTAATTGTTCTGCAGAGTTAGGTTTAACTAAGTTTTTAAAATTGAGTGGATGAGATATAAGTTTTTCTAAAGAGTCTACATAAGCATTGTCTAAAGATTGTCTATACAAACCATTAATAATTTCTTCTTTAGAATTACTATATTCTTCTGGAAATATACTTTCAAACAATCTATCTTCTGCTTCTCCCTGCGGAAGAGCATCTTTTTTAGTTTTTATATATTCATCAAATTCTCCAGCTTTATATAATTCTTCAAATTTAGCTTTAGCTTCTTTACCAATTCCAAAATAAGGAACAACTTTTAAAGAGTTATTTTTTGAAGGGTATAAGTTTTTTAGATAAATGAAAAGTTTATCAATATCAAAGTCACTTCCTACTTTCTTAACTAAAGCAGAAGGAACAATAACAGAATCACCATATCCTTCTGGAAGAAATTTAGCAATTTCAAATACTTCAATAGAATTTTGTTTTTGTGTAGGAATACGAAAAGCAATACCAGCTAAAGCAGATAATTGTTTTTTACCTTCTTCTGTATTGTTAAAATAGTTTATAAGCTCTTCATCAGATAAAGGACTTTTAAACCATCTAGATATCATAATCTGACATGCTCTTTTTCCATCCTTATTTGTATAGAACTTAAGTATATCTGATTCGTATATAGTTTTTGTATTTCCTTTACTATCAGTTATTTCTTTAGCTTTTGCTCTTTGAGACTCTAACAATGCAGAAGATACTTGTACTTTTTGTCCTCCTTTTAGTTTTGTAGATACAACAGCTCTGTGTGCAATAGAGTATAATATGTTTCTAATTTGTTGGTATGAAGGAATAGCTTCTAGTACAAACTTACCATCTTCATAACCATCTAATGCATCTACTATATTATCATTAATCTCTCTTTTTAATAATTCTTTTTTAAGAATATCAAATGTTAATTCTGGTTTAGATAGTGTATACTTATCATCTCCTACTTTTGTTATTCCTAGTTCTTTAAATAAAGAGCTTAGTCCATCTTGTATTCTTGCTTCTAGAAGATTTTGATTATTCTTTATTTCATTATATAAATTATCACCATCATTATAAGAACCTTTATCTAATAATTTAATCCATTCATTATAACGAGTTGTAAAATTTTTTTCATCAGACATAAAGTCAATAGGCACACCAGCTTCCATAAAGTCCATAGTAGCTAACTTTGTAGGTTGTGATCCTTGAGTAACTTTATTATTTTCTTTTGTAGGAACCTCTGTTTGAATAGCAAATATTGAAAGAGGAATAGTAAGAACAGTTTGTTTTCCTAATGGGTTTTTCTTTTCTTCAGCACTAATTAAAGGAGCTTTATTAAAGTTTCCATCTTTATCATACAACTCATAAATATTTTCTTTACCAACTTTTCTTCCTGATGCATAAACAACATAGTCTACATCATCATTAATCATTTTTTCATAAAGTTTTAACATGTTAGCTGTTGGATTAAGCTCATGTATCATTCTAAATGAAATAGGAAACAAAGAGAATTTATCAAGAAGTACATCATTATAACTTCTTCCCATGTTTTTATTACCTGCAACAATAGGTTTTATAGGAGTGTAATTACTTTGCTCAAAAGGATTACCTTTTTTAAGTCTTTCTTTCTCAACAGTATTTAATGGTTTATTAAGAACTTTTTTCATATATGCCATATCATATATGTATTGTTCTTCATTTTCATCTGTCCATTCACCATTTTTGATTTTGGTATATCTTAATCCCTTATCTGTAATATAACCACCACCATCTGTTTCTTCAAATGCATCATATCCTAACTCTTCATTATCTGAAAGAACATCAGATATTGTTCCACCATTAATAGTGTCTCTATTAAAGTTGGTGTTAAACAATTTATCTTCAGAGTTGTCATTGTTATACAATTCTCCATATCTAGAATTTATTTCATTGTTTCCATAAGAAAGAATTTGTCTTGGAGAAGTAAAGTTTTTAATACGTTTAAGCTGATCAGAATATTGAAATGGATCAGAGTATAGAAGTTTGTGTAATTCAACATTAGCAATCATAAAGTTAATTTGCTGTTGTTTAATTGCACTTCTAATAGCATCTATTGTGTAAGATTCATCTGTATTAAAAATAGAAACATTTTCAACATTATAATTTCCTTCAGCAGAAGGTTTTATAATGTTGTATTCTTTCATTTTATTTAATGATTTATCTGTTTTATTATTTATAAATTGTTCAACGCTATCATTAATTTCTTTTTTAAAGTCTTCGTATATTTCTTCTGCGGAAACATTTGTATTTTGAGCTTTGTTTACAATTTTTTTATGAAGAGATTCTCCTAATATAGATTTAAAAAATCTTAAGTTTTCATTATTTCTTCCTTTAGCAACCTGTCTATTTATTTCTCTAGACATTGTAACCTCAGAAATAAATTGATCTTTAAATATATTCATATACCCTTTGCTCAAAAGCATATCCTTTGTTACAAAAGGATTATCAGAATCATGTAGCTTTATAGCAGTTTGCATATTAGCATCACCAGGAACAAGATTCATGTATATTCCTTTCAAGTTCATATTTAATTCTTGAAGATATCTCTGTCTTTTAGTGAGTCTTGAAGACTCAGTATTTTTTCCTAGCTCTTCATTTATAGTACCATCTATAATAAATGGTTTTAAAGTTTCTAAACTAACACCTTCTCTCTTATCTCCATTCTCATCAAATATTCTATTTAACATTACACTTCCTATGTTAGAATATGTATCTGTTATTAAATATCCAAAGTTTGTATTAGCTAAGTCAGATATTTTATCAACTTTAGAAATAACATCATAGAATGAGCTTAATAAATTAGGACCTAAGAAAGTTTGAGATCTTTCCCCATTAATATTAAAATACGTTGTATCAAAGTCAGAAGTTTCTAATTTTGATTTAACAAGTCCTAGTTCTAATAATCTTCCAGATACATCTAATGTATTTACATTTATCTTTTCTATACCAGTATCTGTAACTCTTTCTTTTAAACTTCTAATAATACCATTAGCAGCATTTCTAAACATTTTTTGAACATCATAACTAGCTTTCTTCAATTCTTTTTCAGAAAATTCTATTCCTAAATTAGAAAGAAAGTTAACTAATTGTGCTATATCTGATTGCTCATTGAGTGCAGTTAATGCTTTTGTTCTTACAAATCCTTTTGTTTTATCTTTTGTAATATAAGGACTGGTTCCAGTTCTTGCACCTTCTAGAATAGAGTTTATAAATTGTCTTCTATACTCTCTAACAGCACCAGATGTATTAGAATCTCCAACAACAATATCTCCATTTCCTAATATAAATAGTGCAGAAACTGTAGGAGATTGTTTTTTAAATGTTTTCCAAAACCCATCTATAAGTCTTAGATCTTCCTTACTCAATAAAGTGTAGTCTATTGGGTTCTCAGAAAGAGGACTAACTTTAAACATTCTTTCAAATAAAGAAACATAGTTAGGATTGTTTCTTGAAGCTTTTCTAAACTTATTAATCATATCAGACTGGTCCACAGAGTTATGTAGTTGATTTAAAAGATCAACATATACACTTCCAAGAGGAACTAATGTAACTCCTCCAACATTGTTTATTTTAGACTCTGTAGCTGTACCACCATTTACAAAAGTAGATTCAGACAAACTTGATAATAAAAGTTTAATTGTATTATTTAGTTTTTTAAATCCATCAATTTGTCTTGGATCACCATAGCCTTCATCTTTAGATTTCTCATAATCATCATAGTTTATTTCATCATTTTCATCAAATACAATTCCATATGATTGCAAATACTCTTCATGTTTCTGTTGAAGCAGTGGCCATTGGTTATATACATTATTATATAATGTTCCTATATTGTTATAATATACATCACCTTGTTCTTTAGTTATTTTATTTTTCTCAATATCTAAAAGAACTTGGTCAGCCATTGCCCCTATTCTATTATTTAATAAATCATCTTTAATAATATCATACATCTTCTTTCTATCTATAGCTGTGATATTAAAAAGACTTTGATTATTACCAATCATTTGAGTGATTGTAGTATAGGTCATTTGTTGCATAATCTGATGAATATCAGTTGCACTCAAGTTTTCTATTCTAGATCTAAATACAGAAGAGTTATCAGGAATAACTTCTGTAATATCTGTATACCCTACATTAGCAAAAGAAAGTTTTTGTTCATATGGTATATAAGATTTATAATAACCATTTCCTATTCTATCAAATAACTCTTGTGTATTTTTAGCAGCATCCTTACCTACAAAGAATGTTTTGATTCCATTAATTATCCAATCAAATATCTTTTTTAAGAAAGAAGGAGTTTTTGGCTTAGAAGCTTGCTGAGGGTTTTTATCATATAAAACATAATCTCTAAACTCTTCTGCAAGTTCTTCTCTCATTTGATCATCTGTAGCATCTTTATAAACAACAGTTTCTCCTGTAAATCTATCTACATAACTTCCTTCTCTATTTCTAAAGTCTTTAGCTATGTTAATTCTTTCTTGAGGAGAAGTCATCATAGCCCATACAGCTTCAAATACTTCATGATATGCTGTTCCTGTTTCTGCATTCTCATACAAATAGATTGCTCCCTTATGTAACATTCCCCAAGCTTGTCTTCCATTAGCAGTTTTAATTATATTCTTAACTCTGTATACAGGAAGATTTGGAAAATTAGCTTTTAACCAATCTTCTAATTTATTAAAATTCTCTGGAGCAAATTGTCTGAATTGTTTATATGTTTCAAGTCTATACGCTGTTTTATCAATATCTTTTAAACCATTTGTTTTAGGTCTATTAGCAAATGGATTATTTGTTGCAGCAGGAGCTTCTTCAACAGGTTTAGTTTCTGGCAAAGCAGTTACGCCTACACCAACTTTTTCCCATTCTTCTTTTGTTCTAAAAGGTTTTATTATTTGTTCTTGAGTAACTTCTTTTGATATTTCTTGAGTTTGCTCTCCATTTGAGTCAGGCACTACATAAAATTTACCATCTTCTGTCTGTATATAATGTAAACCACTTAAATAAACATCTTTAACAATTTTAGATGTAATATCAAGATCCTCATTAAGAGTGTTTTGTACATCTTCTGTTTTATCAATTAACTCTTCTAAAGCAGCTAGTTCTGCACCAGCAACTTCCATTTCTATGTTTCCTTCTGGAAAAGATGCTTGTATACTTATACCTGTAGTATCTTTTCCTTCTCTTACTTCATATATTCTTATTTCTGTAGCTCCTTCAAGACTGTCTAAATAATCTTGGTCAGTTATATTATATTCTTTTATAAATTCAGCAGGTGTTATTATTCTACCACCTTTAGAAATTGTTTTTCCATCAGGTCTAAACTCAGAATATTTAGTAACTTTTAATCCATCTTTTTCAGTAGTCTCTCCTTTATATGTAGTGCCTCTTGCGTTAGTTCCTTCAGATTTCTTAGCTTCTATATCAGAGACAGAAACTACTGGCTGTACAACTGGAGTTTCTACAACAGGGGCTGCTGTAACAGCATTATCCTGGGGCATAGAATTAGCTAGAATTAATCTTTGAACACTTTCTCTCACTTTATTAAGAAGAGCATTATATGCATAAGCTTTTGTTGAAACTTCATCTTGTTGTGGAAAAGCTTTTTCAACAGCAGCAATTGTATTTAATGTATCGTAATCATATATTCCAGCAACTGTTTGATAAATAGGTTCTCCTTTTTCATCTATTAAAACTAAAACATTACCTAATTTAGTTTTAAATGTATGAGGAGTTTTTCCATCTAGTTTATAAGAACTTAATGGACTATTCTCATCAACTTCAATTATTCCAGAAGGTGTTTTAGAAATAGTAGATGGTTGTTGAGAAGTAACAACAGGTTGTGCTGCTGCAGGAGCAGGTGTTACAGGTGCATTTTCTTTTTGTACAATAGGTACTGGTTTAGCTAATTCAAAGTTAAATGTATCTGCTGTTTGATTTAATGTAAAATACATTCCTTTTCTAACAACATCATTTTCTCCTTGTTGTGGTCTTACAATTGTTGTTAATGGAATTTCTCCTTCTTTTCTTCCTTCCGAAGATAGAAGATAGGTTTGGTAGTTTGGCCACTCTCTAGTAATGGCTTCACCATTTTTATCAAATCCAAGTATTTGTGTGTAAGGTACACTCCAAGAATTATCATTTACTTGTGTACCACTTACATTATGATAAAGCGATGATATTAATGTTATTAATTCATTTCTTCTATTAGATAATTCTGTAGGAGCAAAACTCATATTACCACCTAGTCCTGATATAAATAGTCTAGTTGATTTAACTCCTTTATCATCAGTGATGTCTTCAAACCATATATTATTATATCCAGCTTTCTTTCTTTCTCCTGTTTGAGTATTTTTTGCAATACCCCAATAAACAACACTCTTTAACCAACGAACAATCTGTTGTGCCTCATCATTATCTTTTATTGTTCCTTTATCAAAAGCTATTTTAGAGAGTTGATAAATTGCTTCATAGATTGTTGTAGCTTCAGCCTGTGTTAGTTTTCTATTATTAAGTTTAATAAGTCCTCCAGGTAAAGATAGAAACACTCTACCAGGTCCTGTTTTAAATGTAACAGATCCTTCACTTACTGAATCACTTGTAGAGAATGCAATAACTTTTTTAGAGGATAAATCTTTTTTAGATACCAGTCCTGTTTTTTCTACAGGAGTTGTAGCATTATAATTTATTTCTTCAACTTGAATTGTTTTACCATCAACTGTTTTCTCAACAAGCATTGTTACATACTCAGGAATACCAAATGAAGTTTTAAAATCTTTTGGGTATTCTAATTCTTCTTTAGCAAGTTGATCTTTTCTCCACTCTCTATATTGTTTAGTCAGCTCATTAATAATTTCTTTTCTATCTTCAGCAGTAGCATTTCTAAACATAGATTCTGTTTTACCAGAATATTTTCCTTGTAAACTATCACCTGGAAATACTTGGAATACAGCATGTTCTAAAGGGTTTTGTTTTTGTTCTTCTGTAAAAGGATTACCAAATTCATCTACTAATGAATAAGACCCATCTTCATTCATTATCACCATTACTAAAGCAATTACATCTTTAGGGTTTGCTTCTCCATCTACTATTAAATTAGAAAGTCCAGGAACTCCTTGTAACCCTTCTGTTTTTAATGTAACAATTCTACCTTTTATATTTTCTTTTTTAGACTTTGGTAATGAATTAAATCTAGAACCAAATCTATTAGCTCTTAAGTTATGTGGTCTATCATTAGAAACAGGTCTAGTTCCTCCCACTACATCATAATCACTTTTCTTTGCATCTGGCTCATAAACTTTTTCACTATTAGAAGTAGAAGCTATAGGTTGTATACCACTATCTAATGTACCAATAAACTCTTGTAATAATGCTTCATTATTAGCTAGTTCTTTTTCTTGTTGTTTTTGTTCTAAAGCTTTTTTGTATATATCTTCTAGTTTAGCTAGAACATCTTCTCTAACCTTAATTTGTTTTTCATAATCTTTAATAGCACCATTTAGTATATCTAAATGCTCTTCAAGATCTTGGAGTCTAGCCTCAGAAGGAGTAATTGTAAAATCTTCTGTTGTAGCTATAATTTCTTCAAGAGCTGACAATTCAGCTTTGTAGTTTGGTTTTGTTTTTAAGAAATTAGGATTTGCTTTTAAAAAATCAACCCATTGTTGTCCCTCTGGGGAAGGAACATTAAAATATCTAGACTCAAAGTTTTTGATTAAACCACTAAGATACTTAATAGCTGCCTTAATAGCATCTCTAGTAGCATCCATTAAAGAACTAACTGTATTAATTTGTTTACCAGTCTCTTCAACTAGTATATTTAAATCAATAAGTTCATCATTTAATTCATTAATAAATTCTTTTGTTGATGTAGGAAGTTCTTCTATGTTATCAATAAGCTGTTCAATATATTCTACATTAAGTTTTAATTCATCATCTACAGTGTATAGTTCTTCAAGCTCTTGTTGAAGATCTTGTTCCATTTTTGATAATGCTTTTAATTGTGAAATAGCATCAAAAATAGTTTCTTTTAATGTAAATTTTTTAAATCTTTTATCTTCAGGATTTTTATTAGTTTCAATCTGATCAGTTATATCAGTTATTTGTTTTTTTAATTTTTCTAATTGAGCAGTTTTTTCAGAAATAAGTTTTTCTGTGTTTTCTTTTTTCTCTAAAACTTCTTCGTATAACTGATTAAGAGTTTCTTCTCTTCTTTGAAGTTTTGCTTGTAAACTAGAAGAGGTTGTTTTACCAAAACTTTCTTCTGCTTTTTGTTGTGCAGGTGTTAGTTCTCCTACATGTTTTAATATAGCATGTTTGTACCCTTTTTTAGGTACAACCATTGAACCATCTATTTCTTTTTTAACTATCTCTCCTTTCTCATCTTTGTAAACAAAAAACAACTTATCTTTTTGTCCATCTTCTGTTTGAAAGTACTCAAGTCTTCCTTTTACAGGAACTCTTTCTCCTTTTTCATTTGTAACTTTTTTACCATAAAAAGCAAACACAGAGTTCATGTGCTCTAAGTAATACTTAGCTGTTTTATTATTTAATGTAGATGAAACTTTTGCTAAACTATAGTCAAGTAATTCATCTTTAGAAATATCTCTTATATCTCCTTTAGCATCTTTAATTTTAATTGTACCATCTTCATTTTCTCCTAATATAGTTATCTTAGGAGTTCTGTATACTTCTTTTCCTTTACTATCTTCAAATACTCTTTTTCCTAAAAAGTACTCTGTACCAATTTCAATATTTCTTTCTCCTTTTTTAGTTTTAATTTTTATAGTTTCTTTAGGAACTACATTTCCTTTTGCATCTATTACATTACCTTCTTGATCAACTCTTTGTCCTTCAGTTAGTCTTAACAACTCCATAGGAGTATCGTCTGGAGTGTCTGCAATAAGAGAGTCTTTATAATTAGAAGGGTTTTCTAATATATCATTATATTCTTTTATAAATGCTTTTCTTCTTACAGCCACTTCAGATAAGTCTTCAAGATCTCTAATTAAATCTTGTTTAGTATCATTATCTACATCCATAGCCATAATTTTAGAAAGAGTAGCTCTAAAGCTATCAGTGTCTGTAGAATCATTTTCTAATACATCATTAATTACATCTTGAGTAATAATATTGTTTTTAATTAATGATTCGTTTATCCCAGGGATACGTTCATCATAGTCTTTAATTTTTGATGCTGCATATACAAGTCTGTCTACAACATCATCAGAATATAATTTTTCTCCATCTTTATATTGATCTCCGTATTTATCATTAAGTTTGGAGTATAATTCATCTACATTTTTAGCAACTGATTTTAAACTTTCAATTCTTTCAATAAATTGTTCTTTAGTTTCTTTTTCATTAGCTATACCACTTGTAACTAGTTGCCCAAAACCAACAGAATCCATTGCTTGACTTTTATAATAATCAAGTTCTTGATTAACAGAATCTATTTTACCATATTTTGCTCTGGGCATAACATAAGAAAGAGCAAAATCTCTTTCATAATCTTTTTCAGATAACAAATCATTATTAGCAATAGCAGCTTGTCTAAGTTTTTGAGAACCTATACCAATTCCCATAAACTTAATTTGATCTTTTAGTGCTTTATTAATATTTGTTTTATTTAAAGCTGTTAAAGCATCTTCTGTGTTTCTTTGTCTTTCTCCTCCAGTACCAAATAATCCTTGCTCACCAATTAATCCAGATTTACCAAAACCAATTTTAGTTTTACCTTGATTATCTTTATATGTACCAACTATACCTGATTGTTGGATACCTCCAGACAATCCTCCAATAAGTATACTTTCCATTCCTTCATCTGAAGAAATTGTTTCTGCTATACCTTCTGAAAATATATTACCCCAAGATTCATTTAAATTAGTTAATATTTCTTTAGAGCTATTTCTATTTTTATAAGCTCTCATAAAATAATTATTTACACCTGTTTCAATAGCAAATTGCATACCCTCTTCAAAAGCTTCTGAAGGAGCAAACAATACAGTAGCTTTACCTGTTGCTAAAGATCTAGCTGTACTACCTAACCCTTTTGTTATTCTTCCAAAAGTAGTTTTTGGCAAAACTTGAGTAAATTCTTTTCCAATAGCTTCTTGATCTATTTTATTAATTAATGCTTTATCAGCTTTTCTTGAAGATCCAAGAATTTTAGGAAGTTGAATATAGTTAGTAGCTGTTAACAATAATGAGTTTGCACCCCAGATATGCATGCCTAGATCATCTGCCATTTTATTAATTTGATCTAAATCAGCTCCTTCAGGATTATATCCATGTGTATTTTTATATTCTTCAATAGCTTCATTTCTAAATTTATTCATTCCTTGTAAACCTTCAATAGAAGCTTCTCCAAATGTACCCATTGCAGATGTTAATATTCTGTCTGAGTCTTTTAAAACACTTGATACAGGTGATTTAATATATTTTTGAGCTAATGCATTCAATGTGTTTTCAAAAGCAGCATATTTTCCTAATTTAGGAGCTGTAGACATTGCTGTTTCAATAGCTGTAGCTGCCTCTAATCCTTTACCAGCTTGTACAAGCTTATTAGTTAATCCAATACCTTTTAATAAGCTTCCCCAAGCAACTCCTCCTCCAATTGCACCTACTGAATATCCTAAGTTTTTAAATACTTTATCAGACCAAAAATTTACAGTTAAAATATTATCAGGAGAATACCATTTGGCATCTTGCTCAGAATGTTTATAATAATTAGGAGCTATATCTTCCAAATTATTCATAATAGTATCCATACCTCTAGTAACATCATTATCAATCAACCCTGCCCATCTTTGATTTTTTATTGCAGAGCCAACTCCATAAATTAAACCAGCAGTACCTGAAACAAAAGATGTTCCAGCTATTCCAGCAAATTTAATAATATCATTACCTATTTTAGAAGAAGCTGATTGTTGGTTAGCAGCCATTTCTTCATAATCTGTTCCAGGTAAAGTTTCTTTATATCTATTACCTTTATAAATAGATGATAAAGGAATTTGGGCTGTACGAGTATTTTTTGGAGCTTTAGCAAGTGCATTTTCCCAAATATCATCTGGCGATAAATTAAGATTTGGTTCTCCACCAAAAGCTGGAAAAAATCCTGATGAATTTGGAATATCTGGGGTTGTTGGTAAACCTTGCGCAACTCCTCTTAAATTAACTATTTTTTCTCTATTATCTGGCATTATTTTGAAGTAAATAAGTTTGTACTAATGTTGGACTAACTGTCTCTTTTAATGTATTAATAAGAGTATTAAGGTCTTCACTACCTGCTAATTGTTTAACCATTCCAGGTTTTTTTGTTGAAGCATCTCTCATGTAAAGGTAAGGATAATATTTTCCAAGAGAAGGATCAAAAATAATATTTGATTGAACTTCAAAATTTGTTCTTTTCATATTTGGAAAATCATTATTATCAAATCTTGAATCACCGCTTATATAAGTGTTAACTTCCTCAGGATCTCCTTTAGATGTGGAAAATCTTGGGGAATTATTTATTAAATTTCTGGTTGTACTTACTTCTCTTGGCTCATAAATTTCATTTATATTAATACCTAATGTAAGTGCTTGATCTGGAGTTATAGTCATTCCCCCTTCTCTACCATCTTCTCCATAAGAAATAATTTCTACTGCAGGATTATTATATTCATCAACTGTAACTCTATATTCTAAATTACTATCTTCCATATTTTTTCCTAAACTTTTTCCAAAGTTTTTAAAGTCTCCAGATACATTTCCTAAATCGTTAGTTGAATACATTCCTTGCATTCTTTTAATATTAGCAAATGTAACTTTATCAGTTTCTGCATCTCCAGAGGCTACAGAAAAAGATTTATTTGGACTTTTTCCATAAGCACTTCTAATTATATCTGCTTTTTTAACTAAACCTTCCTTAAATTGTTTATCACCAATAAGATTGCCAATAGTTTTTACACCACTCCATAAATTTGAATTTACATTTACTTCACCACTTGTAGAAATATTCCAAAAACCAGGGTTATCATTAGCATAAGCATCTAGTAAAGCTCCTTTTCCTTTTTTTAATAATCTTGCTTTAGCAGCAGTTGCTTCACTATCAAGTACTTTTCCCTCTGCTGAACTAGTTATTGTTTGCCAAATAGATGCACCACCTTGAGCAGCTAAAGCAATGTCAAACATATCTTCTTTTGTTAATTCATATGTTTTTTCTCCTATTTTTATTCTTTTTGTTGGTATATTCATTGTTGCTAACTTATTAGTAACTTCTCCTAACTCAATTTTTGATTGAGTTTGTATTTTTTTATCAATAGTTAATGTTGATTCATATTCTTTAAAAGCATTTCTATATTTTTGATAAGATTCTTTTATATTTGGAGTTATTTTACTATTTGGACTATTGTAAGCTTGTCTAGCTTTAATTAACCAACCTGTTTTAAAATCTTTTTCACTTACTTTTTGTTTTGCTGCCCCATTTTTAATTAACATATCAATAGCTTCTGCTTGTGCTACGTCATTTGGTTTAGTACTATTATTTATATATTTTTCAACAGCTTCTATCATTCCTGGTTGCTTAGATAAAATTGTTTGCCAAATAAAGTAATTAGAAGCATTTTGGTAATTATTTTTAGCTGTTTGTAATTCATTATCATGAAAAATAATTTCATTATAAGCAGCTGATTCTGGGGCAGACTCTCCAGGATTTATTCCATTACCAGGAACTGGTTTCTTTTTTGTACCTGCTAATCTTTCTCTTTGTTCAAACTCAGCTTGCCATTTAGAATCTCCAATTCTATCTCTTTCTCTTTTATATGCTTGTTCGGTGGCCCATCTACGTTCTTCATTAGCTTCTTTTTGCATATCAAATTCTGCTCTCCATGCTGGGTTATCTAGTGTTTGACTTTTAGTTTTAGACCAACCAAACATAGTTGTATACTTAGAACTAACATCATCTTTGTAAAGCATACCTTTTACTCCATCAGGATTATCATATGCTAACTGAGAAAGTTCATCATAAGAGCTACTTGTTTTATTAATTTGAGATTGTAAGTTATCTATTTGATCATCTACGTTTTCTCCCATGGATTTTTTTAAATTTAAATCCATTAGTTGTTCTGCAAACCCAGCCATAACATCTTCTCTTTGTGCAGAAATTTTTTCTTCTAAAGCTTTAGAGTCAAGTCCTCTATAATTATATTGACCTGATATATTTAATTGTTGAGATACTCTAGGATCTGAAAATACTTGAGCAAGAGTTGCTTTTACTTTTTCTGGAAAAACCCCTTCTTTTTCTAAACGTACCATTGTAGTACTAAGTATGGGCCTACCTTTACTATCTACTTTAGGATTACCAGCAGCATCTGTTTCAAAAATTTGATCATAAGAATACCCATCAGGTTTTACAGCATCGAAAGTTTCTTTAGTAAATTTAAATACATCAAAATAAGGAGTGTAAGTAGCATTAAACGATTCACCTATTTCAGAACTGTTTAACCATTCCCCAGCTTTTTTATCAAAAACATATTTATTATCAGGAGTTAACTCTCCTTTCTTTTTTGCTTCCTCCATTACAGAAAGTTCTTTTCTGTATTTAGCTGTAGAAGAAACAGCATTTTGAACATTAGAATCTTTTACAAGTTGATTAGTCATTCCATTTACAGAATTAACTAGTTGAAAATCAGAGAAGTCTCCAGCAGCTACAAACTTAAGATTGTTTCCAAGCTCATTAACTTTTGATTGTAAATAAGCTTTATCTACATCTTTAGCAATATCAAGTCCAGCAATGTTATCTATTGCTGTTTGTATTTTTTGTATTCCTTGGTTGTATTGCTCTTGTTTTTGCATACCAACCTTTACCATAGCTTCAACAGGAAGTTGTTGAACATAAGGGTTAAAGGTTCCTAAAGCTTGTGGATTATCTGTAAACGATGCCATAAGTGTATATTATTTAACAAATGTAATAGAAAATATTATATGTTCCAATATTACATAATGTGATTAATTAATTTGCTATAATGAAATGAGTTATACAGTCTTGTACATTTTAACTATTGATCCATTCATAGTAATTTTTTTCTTTGTTTTACTTCCATTTTTACCTCTTAACAATTCAGGTATTAGATTTTCTTTTTCTAAAGTTTGTTCGGTTGTATTTATTGGAGTATACGCAGGAGCCTGTGTAGTTGTTGTATTTGTAGTAGGATTATTTTGTGTAGGTGTAATTGATCTATATTCTATAATATTACCATCAGCATCTTTAACAGGAATCATATTTGGATTAGTTTGTTTTCCGTATACTGTAGGCATATTAGCTTGGAACAGAGGATTCATATTAATTGCTCTACCTGATGGATCATATCTATAGTTGTATAAGTTTTCATATATACCAAGTTCTCTATTTTCTAATCTATTTTTAGCATATTTGTCAGAAATAGAATTAAGGGCTGCTTGAGCAATAGCTTTTGTATTACTCTTAGCTTGTTCTTGTCTAGTATACTGTTGGTCAAATATTCCTAAGTTTTTAAGTCTAGCATCATTTAATGCTTGTCTATTTTGATCAAATATATTAGCTCTCATTGCTTGGTTAGCTCTAAACTCTTCTCCTTTCACTTTATTAATAGCATCATATGCTTGAGCTGCAATAGCTGCTTGAGCTGCAGGATTACCTTGTGTCATTCTTTGTGCTGCTCTTGTTTGTGCTGTTATTTCATTCATTTGATCTTGTAATGAAATATCATAAGGAGTAGCTAAATCAGGTTGATATCCTTGTGCTTGTACTGGTTCTAATTGATTAGTTGAAAGTGCATATAATTCTCCAGATAGTTGTCTAGGGTCAAGAGGTTCTTGATCTGTAGGTCTAATAAATGGAAGAATCATATTAGCTATATCCATCACATTACTTCTTTTGTATGGAGTAGTTTCATATGTTTTTTCAGTAGGAACTGCTGTGGTACTTTGTGTTGTTGTCACAGGCTCTTTCTTTTTAGGCATAGTAATATCTCTTGCAGCTTTAACAACATAATGCATTGGTCCAACTTGAGAATTAGTTGCTTGTTCTCTAATAAATTTTATTTTCTCATCACGAGTCTTTTTTGCTGCTAAAGCATCTCTAACTTTTTGTCCTTCAGGTCCAGGAGCTCTTTCTAAATATTTAATCATTTGATCAGCTCTATCTTTATCTGCAAGAGCTTCATCAATTGATTTTGACCATTGAGTAACATATAATCCTGGATCATCAAACTCAGCAACTCCTGTTTCTCCTGCAGGAGTATAAGCCCATTTTTTACCTTTACCTTTAATTTTATATGTACCAGCTTGTGCTTTTTCTATTGATTTACCATAATCAGCATATTCTTGTAAAGCCTCTTTATTTATTTTAGCTTTTCCTTTTGCTAAGTCATCTGCCACCAATCCATACTCTTCTGCTGTATCATTAATTGCATTTTGTAAATAAGCTGCATTCTTTTTCTTATCAGCAATAGATTTAAGTTTCATATTAGCTCCATTAATATTTGCTGTTAAGGATTCAAATTTTAATTTATCAAAAGAGTTTCTTACATCTAAATCATTTAACAAACTTGTTGATTTATCTATAAGTTTATTTTGATTGGCTTCATCTTTAGAGATTTCAGCTATATAGTTTTTAAACTTCTTTCCTTTTGCTTTAGGATCTCCTAACATATCTATATATTGATTTGGAATTTTTAAATTACCATACACTGTTAAATTCTTTTCTCCATTAGCATCTTGTAACTCAGCAGCAGGTTCTCCTCTTTCTACTTCTACGTGAGCATCTGCATTTTGTGTTCCATACTCAGCATAGTCTGTATAGGAGTCATGTTTTCCTGCTCCATATTTAACACCAATACCTGTATGACCATTACCATCAGATTCATCATGTGACTTTCCTCTAAACATAATAGTTTCTCCTGTACCAGGCATATATGGATTTTGGGAAATAGTTTCTGCATGTCCTCCCCAAGTAGTTTTAACTTCTCCTCCCATAGCATATTGTTCCATTCCTCTTTCTGAGATTGGAGTGTATTCTCTTAAATGTCCACCTGCTCTTAAAGAATTCATTCCTTCATGTGCATAGTCATAAAAGTCTTGTTGATCAAGTTCTCCAAATCTTGTTATTAATTGAGGGTTTGTTATTTGACCACCCTCTTCCATATAACTTCCATATTGTCCCTGAAGACCTCTTGCAAACTGAGCACCCATAACTCTATTTACATTTCTTTCTATACCTTTTTGTTCTTTTTTTATTTTTCTTCCTGTATTATCAAAAGCCCCACCAACTATACTTCCTAAAGCTCCTCCTATAGCACCACCAACAGGCCCACCAAAAGCTGTTCCAATACCTGTACCAAGTCCACTACCAATTTGAGAACCTCCACTATTATCAGAAAAAGCATTAGATAACATTCCTAAAGCTTGAGCTCCTCCTGTTATTATACCAGTATTATTACCTGCACCTATTATTTGATTATAATAATCTTGTGAATTTGCATAACCACCATCTTGCATTTGATGTATATTTCCACCATGGAAGTATTGTTTAACTTGATCTGAATCATTTAATGGCTCATACCCTAAATCATCATATAATGTACCAGGAGCATATGTGTTTTGAATTTCTCCACCATCTTCATACATTACAAAGTTAGGATGAGTTCCTCTTCCTATCTGCTTCATTTTTCCAGGGCCCAATTGTTTAGTTGTACCCTTTCCTATTCTTTTTGCACCTTCACCTATTTGTTTTGCTGCTGGACCATACTTTCTTGCTGCTGGTAATCCTTGAAGATAAGGTATATTTTTAACGTATTTAACTTTACCTAATGCTCCTGCTGCATCTAAAGACTCTAAAGCTGCTTTTTTATATTCTCCTTCTCCAGCATAGTCTGCTGCATTTCCTAAAGCATTTGCCCAATATAAAGGATTAACCATACCTATAACTTGGTCATAAGCATTTTTACTATATTTAGAAAACCCTTCAACAGGTAATTCACCATATTTAGTATAGTGTGCAAAACTTTGTAAAGGATTAGCAAGTACTTCACCTGTTCTAGTTATAAAATTACCTTCTTCAGGTTTTTGTATATTTCCAATATTTCTATTACTCATCTTTGGCTTATTAGCCATTGCCTGTGCATATGTTTGTGGTTTGCTAATAGCAGGTTTTGTAGAAGGTTTGCTTTTATTAAGTGTTGTTAGCTTATTACCTTTTAATAATTTATCAGCCAATGCTAAATTACTTTTAGCAGTACCATCTGTGTATCCTTTTTTCCTTGCTTCACTCCAAGGTGTACCTGTTTTTTCTTCCCAAATTTGCCAAACTTCTTTACTTTTAGATCCAGAGTTTGTTGTAGGTTTACTTTCTTCTATAGGTTGATAATCAACAGGTGCTTCTTGTGGGCCATAAACTTGTAATGTTGATTTTCTTTCTAAAATATCTTGTTTTTGTCTAGCACTATTTGGATACTTATTTATTAAATCAGAATTAGTATCTAACTCAGTACCATCTTGTGCTCTAATAGGCCCACCATTACGTTTTAAAACATTTGTTCCCACACCATATGTAGGAAATAATTCATTAGGATTTACAATTTGATCTTCTGGACGTACATAATTCTTTGGACGATTAGCATCTACATCTACACTTTGTGTTGCATCTGCTACAACTCCTGTTACTTTATTCCACATTCTAGCTTCTTTTAAAGCTTTTTTCTGTGCTCCTAAAGTCTGTAACCCTCCTAAAACACTTGTTGCTGCTTGAGCATAAGGCATTATATCAAAAGATCCTGATGCTTTTGGAGGAGTGTATCCAATATCGCTTGGAACACTAGTATCTATAACTCCTTTGGGTAATGGATTATTTGAAGCCCATGTGTTTCCTGCATTAGAAAGGGCAAAAGGGTTTGGTGTTGTAAACATTTGATTTGCAACCCCCATAGCACTAGGAGTACTAAATCCACTAGGAATAGAAGTATTACCTGGATTAAAACTAGAAGCACCTTGAACACCTTGAACAGATTCTAAATAATCAGGAATACCATTACCATTATTATCGAGAGTTGTTCCTCCTTGTGCTTTATTAATTGCAGCTCCCATTTGAGCTTTCTTAAAAGCTTTACCATGTACTTTCATAAATGCTTCCTCTGAAGGATATTTTTTGTAGAACTCCTTTTCAGATTTAACCCCAGCTATTTTTAAAATTTGATCTTTCATGATTAATTGTATTTGCTCAACCATCCGCTACCTGGTTGTGGTTTGTTATAGTTTGTAAAATTAGTTAATTGATCTAGTTTAACCAAAGGTCTGGCATCTAAATTATTAATACCATTTTTAGCCATTGGGTATTCTGTAACTTTCTTTCCTTTGAATTTATAATTCTTTCCTGGCTTCATTAGTTTGGTATCTCCTGTATCTGATATACCAAGAACATCATAAGGTACTCCTTCCATTGTTATTTGGTTAGAACTTATTTCTGTTATTTCTCCTGGGTGTTCCCATTGTCCTCTATCATCTTTAATGATTCCTCCATCTTTTCTTCTTGTTAAACCTTTAGAAGATAAATTTATGTGACCTCTAGATGTATTATTCCATAACTCTGGTTTAATTTCTTTAAAATTTATTGCTTCTAAAACTTTTTCCCCAGGTTGTCCTTTTATTGCATAATGAGAGAAAGGATCAATTTTACCAAACATATTTTTACCTATTGCTTTCCATACGTCAGGATCACCATATACACCTTTTGCTATATCTACTAATGGTAATGCATTGTAATAACTTTGAGTTAGATTTTTTTTAGTGTTAAGAAGATTTAAATGCATTTGATCAAAAACATTTGGAGTATCCCTTACAAAAGGGTCATCACTTATTTGGTATTTACGATAATTTGCATCAGTTTTATATTTTAAATCACTAATTAAATTATTATGTTTTTTCCAAGAGGCATGTGCTAACTCATTATATAATGCTTCTTTTTCTTTTACAGCTTTTTGTAATTCTACCATTTTATTAGGATCACCAGTTGCTGCTAATGTTTCTCTTAAACCAACTGGAAATCTTTTTATATAATCATTTTTAACTATACCTTCTCCAAAAGGTGATCCTTTAAATCCAAGATGAGCATCAAAATCATTATTAATTAACCAGTCCTGTCTATTTTCTGATGAAAAATCTGTAGGTTTTTTGACTTTTACAGTATATCCTTGACCATATGTATATCCTTCTGCTGTTGGTTTTGAGTTTGACAAGTAAATAGCGTTTTCACCAGGTTTTAAACCAAACCTTCCATATCCTGTATCTCCAGGAATATGTGTAGCCATATATTCAGCAGCTGCTTTAGGATTATTAATATAATCAATACCAATGTCTTCGAGATGTTGTAGTACTTGAGGATTTCTTTTACCTATCTCTTCCCAATTTGTACTTATACCTCTTACAAAAGTATTATGTCTATTCATCATACCTCTTACTGTTCTATTAGTAAGTTCATCAGATTGAGCAATTCTTTCTAAATTTTTTGGTAATTCATATCCATATTGTTTTGCCCATTTTTTTGCATAATTTAAATCTTCTAAATTTTTAGAAATATTTGTAACATTATTTGCAGAAGAAGCAAATGATGGTCCAGCTGTTTTTAATCCTTGTCTTAACTCAGGAGCCACACTCATTTTTAAACCTGCTAAAGGATTTAAAACTTCATTAACTAATCCTAATGCTCCACTTCCTTCAGGCATAAATGCTGCAGCCATTGCTGTATTTACTGTTGCATCTGGTACATATCCTAATCCTATATTAGCATTATTTACAAATCTATCTAATCTTGATTGATTAGGATTAAACCTATTAGCCATTACTGCTTGTCTATCTAGTTCAGAAGTCTCCATTCCTGGTACACCTAAATCTCCTAATAATTTTTCAGGACTAGCTAAATATATTAAAGGTCTTTCTAATCCTAATTGTCCTTCTAACTCTTCATTTGATTTAGTTTGTGTTTTTAAATCTGATTGTTTAGGTGCAAGTTTTTTATAACGAATAGATCTAGGGTTTTTTATTTGTCCTGTAGTAGTTAATTCTTGTTTGTCTTTTTTTGCTTTTTCTGTTTCTTTAATTAAAAGTTCATTTGCTTTTTTTTGTTTTAAAGATAGTGGTTGTATATTATCTTTTACAGTATATGCATTTTCTCTTTCATCTTTTAGTTTAAATGTTTTACCTGTTTGAGCTTGTTCATATTTATTCAACCATGCTCCATCTCTACTAATACTTTTTGGTTTAAAGTCTAATCCATTTTGGTAGTATTGCATCTCCTGTCCATTCTGTGCACTAGGAAGAGTTTTTTTAGCATAAGGACCTTCTGAAGGAATTCCTTTAGTTCTAGCATATGTAAATCCTACAGCTCCTGGAATAGAGCCTCCTGTTTGAAATTTTTCTTGAGGGAACATAATTGTTTCTCTATTCTCTACAGCTGGGTGTCTAACTGTTTTTTCCCATTCATCAGCTTCTTGCCATGTTTTAAATGGGCCACCAAGATGTTCTCCTGTTCTTTTAAATTCTTCTATAGGATCATATAGTGGTTCTCCATATTTAAACTCAGGAACTAAGTAAGCAGGTTCTCCATCTACACCACCAATTGATGTAGCTCTTTCAGTACTAGGAGTATCATAAGGTATTCTATATCCTTCTGGTAATCTATCACTAGTAGGTTGTAAAAATTTAAGTTTACCTCCTTTTTGAAACTGTCCTCCCCATGCAGGAGAATAATTTCTTCCTACATTAGAGAATCCTTCTCCTACCATATCTGGAGAAGCTGTAGCTTTTGAATCATTATAATTAGCTTGTGTTCCATAATTATCTAACCATCCACCATTTTTAAAGTCTTTTTTATCTACATATTGTAAAACACCTTTTTCATTTTCTATAAGATTATACTTATTACGAAGCTCAGGATTAAGTTCATAAGCCATCATTTCCATACCTCTAGTATGATGTTTTTTAGATTTTAACCATTCTCCTGTTTCATCATCAACTGAAGGCCAATGTCCTGTATCATCTGGAGTGTAACCAAGCTCTAGAGCTCTTTTCATATTGTAATCCTCATTATCAGTATCACCACCATTTTGATAACTATTTAACCATCCCCCATTCTTCATGTTGTTAGAATTATCTCTTCCACACTGATGACATATGTACATATCTTTTTTGCTAGAATCAGATTTGTTCCAGCTCCATCCACATGTGCAATTTACTTTTCCTTTCATATTATTTGTAAGAGATTTGTGCTGGTGAGGTGAGGAATTGGCTCACTAGGTGTGTTGTACAATTGTCTTTTAATATATGTCTAACCTTGAGCTCTTTAGCTCTTATTGTAGCTTTTTTAAATGAACGTGAAGAATAATCCATATTCTCTTGGTTAATAACTTTGTCTATTGATAAGCTTTCACAGCTTGTAAAAAACATTGGAATGTAAGGACTTTTCTGTAATGCCCAAAAAGTATTATACTGATAGAAATTATCTGATTTAGTATATGTGATTGTTTTACTATCTGTATTGTATATAGGATATTTATTATATGCTTGTAAGTTATTTTTTGGTTTAGGAACAAGTTCTAATAATCCAGAGCTCTGTTGTCCATTATAAAGAATAGCATGTGTAAACCATTTATCATCCACTTCTATTCTTGTGTTATCATTAAATACACCATCAGGAATAGGAAGATATTCATATGCTTTTGTATAGTCTTTTACATTCTGTAAGATTTCATCTTGGTATTGATATGCAAAAGGGTATTCAATTATGTATGGTTCTATATTTCCATAATAAGAATTATACAATTGAATGTTGGTGAGGTGTCTCCATAAACAAGCTGTAGAAGATTGTGTGTATGTAGCTTCTTGATATTGATATATACTAATTACTTCTAAAGGAAACATTTTTTTAATCTTACATTTTCCTGTAGACTCTAAAACTATAAAATTTACATTATCATCTACAGAATAATTTACTCCTTGTATTAAAGATTTTTTAGAAACATTAGTTGCTAATACATCTCCATATTCTGTAGATATAGTAAATGGGCCAGCAATAGATCCAGCTTTTGTTAATTTTATGGTTGCAACTTTTGGCATAGTATTAAGGAGTTGTAGTAGTGGTAGTTGTTGTTGATGATGTAGATGTAGTGGTAGACATTACAGTAGTAGTAGTGGTGGTTATGTTTGCATTATTAATTAGTGAAACAGGTACACAGTATCTTGATTGTGTAGCAGAGATAGCAGGCATGTCTGATTCTTCTACTAAAATTAAAGTATCATTACTATCAATTGTGTATACAATTCCAGATTCTGTGTTAATAAAAATACTACAATTACATTGATACAAAGATAATACATTTACATCTCCAATGTTAATATCTACTTCTAATATTCCTGTCAAATAATCATATTGTGTAAGGTAATAATCTAATAAGATAGTGTCTTGATTAATTACAATTAACTTATCATCAATTGTTAAAAGCATATTTCCTTGTGCAGCTCTATCAGTTTGTAAACTAAATTGTATGGTTGCTACACCTGTTAAACCAGTAATATCCATATTAACAACATCTTGTGGTGTTGATGTAGTATTAATCATTATAATGTTTTCATTATCTATTGCTACACCGCTAGATGCAGTAGTAAATCCTACAGGAAATGCAACTGACTTATTGTAGGTAGCTGTAAAAGGAGAAAGAGTTATATCCCATTGCAATATTTCTGAATTTAATACTGACCATAAATATTCTGATGTCATAACTATACCAAAAACTGATGAAAAATTAGGAACATTTAAATTTGTCATATTATAATAAATATTAGAAACAGTATTAAATAAAACTCCACAACATTCAGGAATTTCTAAAGGAATTGTTGTAGTAGATGTTGTTGTACCACACTCACAACTATCAATACTAATAACTATACCATTTATAATATGATAGACAAAAGAATTAAATTGCCCTTCTTGTGTATAATACCAACCGTCTGGTACTAGTGTACAATCAAAAGAACTCTCATCAAAATAAACTATAGATCCTACTTCTAAAGATTCTGCTTTTGCTGTAAATGAAATTAAATTTATTTCAGATAATGAAGCACTTGTTGTAGCAACACCATTACAAGCATCTTCAAAACTATTAGTTGTAATAATTTCTGGTTGAGTATCATACTGATAAGCACTATAAAAAATATAAGTATTTAAATTACTTGGTCTTTGACAAATTGTAGTTGTTGTAGTTGGAGGAACAGTAATTACTCCTGTACCAACTAAATTACAATCTACATCATATGCTGTTCCAACTAATGTACAATCTGTTGTAAATATAGTGGTAGATGTTGTTGTAGTGCTTGGAGGAATAGGAGCTGCTGTTGTAGTAGTAGTAATAGTTCTATCAAGTCTACCAACTAATGCTAAGAAATCAGCCTCTACATCACTACAACAGTTATTTAAACCAGAGTAGAAGAAGTTGTTTTCTCCTATATACCAATTAGGAATATAGCTGTGAAAAGATGTCCAAGTCTTTGTATTCATGTTAAATGAAACAGTCCAAGATTTATTACAGAAAAATTCTGGGTCTGTTAAACTAACAGGAGTTCTTGTTACAATTTTTATTTTACCTTCTTGTTCCATGATTAATCTTTTATAAGTCTAATTGCTTTTCCTCTAACTTTTTTAGTAATTGTTGTAGGAAGCCCCCCTCCAAGGTAATATGTGTAATAAGTCCAAGCATTTACACCACCATATTGTGCATCATAACTTGTAGAAGTCCACCAGTATGCATCAGTTCCTTCCCAATCAAAGTTACCTGCTTCATTTCTAATACCACTAGGAAGTGCTGTAAATCCATATAAATTTGTAGCAAGGTTATTAGGACTGTTCCAATTTGTTGTACCCACTTCTTTTAATTTACCTCCAGGATTACCAGAAAGAAATGATATTAATGTATCACATTCAGCTTTAGATGGTATATGATATCCTACTGGTGCTAAACCACGAGGGTCATTAACTGCAAACCAGTTATATAATTTTCCATAGCAATTTGTATCTGCATTGTTGTAATAACACCACGCACCTGTAGTTAAATTAGCCCAGGCTGTTGGATCTTGTACTTGTGGTATAGGTGTACCATCTCTATATTTGTCTACATCTAAATTACACGCTGTCCAAATTTGTGTTCCTATCTCTACTTCTTCTAACGTACAACAGTTTGTAGTAGTGGTGGTTGTTGTTGCTGGACATATAACATCCTCACATAAATCTTCATAAGAAGAGCCTAATATATTATTATCAGCAACAGTATTAGTACATCCCAAAAATTCATTTATTTGTATTTTAAATCCATTTAAATAATAGTATTTATTTACTAATAAAGGTTCAGAGTTAGTTATAGTTGCTGGTCCAGATATTGTACAAGTCTCACAATAAATCCAATCTATTGAATATCTCCAAGATGTACAAACTGTAGTAGAGGTTGTAGTAGTAGAAGAAGTAGATGTTGTTGTTGTAGCTGCATCAATATACGTTACTGTTTCTATATAGTATTCATTTTTATCAGCATCATATTTTACATCTGGATCAATAGGAATGTAATCAAGTTTAGTGATAATAACTCTATCAAACTTGCTATCATATACACCATGTAACCCCACTCCTGTAAAATTATTATCAGTTGGGACTTCTGGAAAATATCTAAGTATTTCAAAAGCTAAATGGTCTGTAAAGAATCTATTCATTCCTGAACCAAATGCTGAAAGATCAGCAGCTTGTGTTCCTTCAATAAGAAATACTTGCCCTCTTTTAGCATCAACTGTTATTTGTCCTTGAGGAATCTTTAATAAAAATTTATTTTGACTTCCTACATATCCAAGATCAGTTTCTGCAAAATCAATTGGAGGAGCTTCTTTAAATAAAGAAGGATTACCAAAATATGCTGCTTGTGGATTACTTGTATCCACCGTTAATAGATTATTGTATAATAATGATTTGTTTTCAAATCTAGCTAATACAGCTTTGTTTTGAATACCATCTAGAGATATTAATCTACCATAGTTTTGAGGAAAATCAAAAAATGACAATGGTTTATACACTAACCAATTATTAATTCTATTATCTGCATTTTGATTTTGTAGTTCTGAGTATATAGCTCTAAAGGGATAGTTAGTTAAACAAACATCATCTTTAAAATCATCTGGTAAATGTGTAAATGTATTTTCTGTATTTTGTTTTGAAAATGTTGTGTTGTATGTATATGTATTATCGTTTGCTATAGAAACATAACTTTCTTGTACCCAATCATCAGGAATACCTGTAGATACATGTGGCCAAAAATCTCCTTCTTTATTATTAAATGCTTGTCTTAAATCTACATTATATGATGTCTCACAGTAAAAATTAGGAATACCATAGGCAAACAAATAAAAATATCCATCATAATATGTTCTATATGTACCAGCAACTCCAGCAGTGTCAATAACAAGACTTGGGTCAGAAGGACAATCAAAGTTATGAGCTTTATATGATATAATATTTTTCATAAGTGGCATATTAACACTATAATCTTCAAGGATAGATCTTGCAGAATGCCAATACTTTGGATAGGCAACATTACCTATTTCATCATAAAATATATCTGAATCATCAGGGGCATTAACTCTATTATCAATAAAAAAAGGTAATTTAGTTTTAAAAGCAAACCTTGATATAAATGTATCTCCTCCAAAAATTGTAGCAATTTCAGGATTGTTTTTAAAATTAATTCTTTGAAAACCTGTGTCAATTGTTTTGTAAGTATATATTTGTCCCCATTGATTTGGTATAACATTTTTTAAAGAAGCATAATATGAAACAACTTGAATAGGTTGTTCTTGTGCGGGTGTAGAACACCTATCACTTAAAGATATAGTTGTTCTAGATTTATCTACAACAATAGGATTTCCTGTAGAGGAATTAATCATATCTGGAACTTGACTAGGAAATTCTAAAGCAGTTACTGGTGTTGAGCTATCTTTAACTTCTCTGTTTTCTATTGTTTTAATAAACACAGAGGACTCTCTTTGAAAATTATTAATGTTTTTATCATCTCCTACATTCTGAACCCCTGGAATTAAATATGTTGCTATATCAACTTCTCTTTGTTTTATTCCTAAATTATTATTAATGTCAGCTTTATAATTATAATCAGCTCTTGAGTTATATGAATAAGCATAATTCTTTCTTGTTATTCCATTTACATATATTGTAAGATAGGCTTGATAAGCTGTAAACATACCAGTAGCATTTCCACCAGCTATATCTCTACTAGATTTCAATGCATCCTGCTGGGCTTCTTTAGTAATTAGTCTATACTTAGCATTATCTTTAACTTGTACAAAATGATCACTTCCTATTCCATAAACAACATTTTCAAGTTTTAAAACATTACCAAGAAAAGGTTGTCCAAATGATGTTTCAGGAGAGTTAAATACTTGTCTATATCCTGTATTTAAAGTATTTTGTATATTAACAGGAGATTCTTCAGTTTTAAAATTTAAACTTGAAATTCTACCTCCTTGTTCTAAAGGATAAATAATTCCTTCTGGTTGAAGTATTGATGGTATTTTATTGGTACTAATATCACATTTACAAATTTCAAACCACTCATTATTACAATCATAATCCATATAACCACCAACATCTACCCTTCCATAAACATTTTCACAATAATTATCAACAAGAGTACACTTTCTATTTGTTAACCAAGGATCATTGTATTTTGAAGAAGAGTTATCGTTAGTAAAAGGATCTGACCACATAACTCTACCACCTTTTTGTCCAGCACAAGAATCTCCATACCAAACATCATAATTACCTGGACCAATAATTGCTCCTCCACTTAACCAGATAGGGCGTGTTAAAGAACCTATTTCTATTGTCTCTCCTAATGGTGGTAAATCTCTTGTGGTTTGTTTATTTGTATTAATGTCTGTGTATTGATATTTTCCTGGATTTCCATTAGAATCTAGTGCGGTTGTAGTTATTAACCATGGTTCAGCTAAATCTTTGTAAGCATTGTTTGTTTGATTTAAAAATGGGTCATCTGTTAAATCATTGTAAGGGTAGTTTGGGAAATAGAAAGATTGTTCTTCTCTTTGATATTCTCCTACATTTCTAAGAATACCTTTTGCTACAATAGATTTATTTGTTCCTCTATCTCCTCTTAGTATTTTAAATCCTACAATTTCATTTTTTTGTTCTGTTGTAAGAGAAGAAGAATTAATAATATCTGCAACTTGTTTAACATCTATTCTTATTCCAAGAGGAAACACAGCTGTAGTTCCCATTTCCATACTATCTATAGAAGAAAATATTTTTTCTTCAAATATAGGACTAACTAATACATCAGGAAATTTATGATGTCTAATTGGTTTACCAGCTAAGTCTCCCCATATTTCTTCTACACATGGATATAAATCTTCTGACTCCCAATAAGAAAATTTTCCATACTCATAAGGACCTTTATAAGAGTTTTTAGCAACATATCCTGGAGATTTAGAAATAACAGAAGCTGTGTTATATATTTTCCAATAAGGACTATATCCTACTGTCTTATTAAAATTATAAGATGTAGGGGTTCCAATAAAATCATTATTAGTTGTTGGTACATCTATATAAGATTCATTTGAGTCTTTTTCTCTTCCAGGTATATGAAATCCATCTGTTTGTCTTCCATTTGTAAGAAGAAAACAAATTTCTAAAGCATAAACTTCATCTCTTAAATATCCTCTTAGATTTGTTGCGTTTAATTCATCAGAATAGTTTTCTGTAGCAGGTATTCTCCAAGTTTCCCATTGGAGATTTATTTTATTTGCTATTGACTGATAATTAACTTTACTTATAGTTGTAAGATCACTCCATACTAATATATCTTGTACAGAGGTTACATCATTTGCTATATCATAGTAGGGTTGTTTTTCAAATATATCACTTATTGCTAAACGTATATTAGTTACATTTTGCCCTGTGTATGTAAGGTTTTCTGTAGGATTATTAATAAAGTATGTTCCTACTAATTCTACGGATGAAATAGCATTAACTGTTTTAATTACAGCTAGGTTATAATATTGAAACTGTCCTGTAGCATCTAGGTTTGATATTGATAGTATAACAGACTTTCCAACATTATAATCAAAGTTGGGAGTAGTGAGTTGTGTATCAGCAATAGGTGTTGGGTTAGTAACTGAGTAATATGATGTATATGGATTACCAGCAGCATCTGCATATTGAATAGCAAACTGAACAGTTCCTGCTGTTAAGTTTCCTCCACTAACAACATCAACAACATCAATATTAGGAATATTAAAGTTAGGTTGTAACTTAAGTTGATTACAATCTACTTCATTTGTAAATTTTAAATTACATTCATCAGAATCTGCAGCTAAAATATAAGGAATAGTTTCAGGATTTAAATCTAAGTATCTTCTAGGGTTTAAACCATCTGTCCAGTAAATTTCTGTTGTACAATTTGTAATTTTATGTACAACTTTAAGAATAGGGTAATTAATGTCAAAATTTAAACAAGGAGCAGATATAAAAGTATGATAGATACAATCATTATTATCCATATAACCAATTTGAGAATCTTTGGTTAAAGGATTTGTAATAAAGAAAATATGTTTATTTTTTTCTTGAATAAAGTGTCGACCTATAAGAATATAATCTGAAGGAAACTGTAAACAAAATTCATTACCAGGTTCATTTTGGTAATTTACAGAACTCGCATCAAAGTTTTCCATATTAGCATTAAGAGCATAAGTCAAGGAACCTTTAGGAATCTGATTAACAGATTGATCCATATTAAGGCCTCCTGTACCTGTATTATACTCATTTCTAATATTTCCTTGAGATTGCTCTTGGGTATTATCTGCCATAATGATTAATTATTACGTCTTCTTCCATAACGAGAGATTCTATTAGGAAGCTCATACATATTAAATTTATTTAACTGTTGTTTCATTCTATTCATCTTTGTATATACATCTTGCTTCTTAATTTCCATTTCTGCCATTATATAGGCTTCATCTGACAAAGATTTATAGTATTGAAGTTTTTGTTGTAACTGATTAAATGTTTCATCATTAGTTTGATTAGCAAGCATTTCAAAAACTTTATACTTAATAAAGTGTTCTACATACTCTCTAATACGATAATTATCAGGAACTAATTGGTTACCTATTTCATCATAATCTGTTGCATAAAAAATTAAATGTACCACACCATTTCTAAAGTTTGTAACAAATTTATTTCCTCTAATATCAAAAGAATCATAAGCAGAACCATAAGGAACATTACCTGTATTATTATGATATTGCCCATACAAATCTAAATTACTAGTGTAATTAACATCACAGTTATGTTTAGTAGATATATTACCTGGTTTAAGTAAATAAGCTTGTCTATATGATCTAGCTTGTTGTGTATTAGTTTTGTATACAGCTTGTACAATATCTGGCATACATTCTGGACATCCTGTTGTACATCCTGTATTTGTACAAGGAGTTCCATTAAATGTAATAGGAGCTATTTGTATAGTTGTAGATCCTGTTTGAGAATAAAATGAATTTGCTGTTTGATATGGTAGTAAAGGAATTTCTGCGCACATCCATGCTTCTCTAACAGCATAAAAGTTATCAGGCAGGCGAGCTTCAAAATCTTGAATTTCTAATGCTATTTCTGTTATAATATAGCTAGACTTTCCTAACTTTTTAAGACACTTATCTAAATATGTTGGAAAAAGTAAATCATCTACTGCACCTGTATCAAAATAGCTTTTAAGCTCTTCTTTTACTGTAGAGTAAATTGGTTCAGGACTAATAAAATTGTATTTATAATAAAAGCTCATTGTTTTTATTTTTTAATGTTCCACTCACAATAAATATGTTGATATTTATCATCAGTATTAATATAGTGTGCTAGTAGTCTAGATGTCACTCTTGAAGGCTTAAAATACCAAAGATTAGAAAACCTAAATCTTGCAGGGTCCTTAAACCAATGCCAACCAAAAAAGTATCCTTCTGTATGATAATTAAAGTTGTATATAACTTTTCCTTTTTCTTTTGTTTTTTTCCAATCTATAGGAAGATTGATAAATTCTTTTGTACCATTACTTTTTATTTTTCTTCTTTTCTTTTTGTTTATAGAAAAGTATCCAAATCCACATGGTAGTTGAATTTTTTCTCCTGTTTCTAAAATATAGTCTCTAAAAGCTTCGTTAAAAGAATATACTATTATTCTCCAATCATCATAAGAAAGATTTATTTCAGGATGAGCTTTACAAAAAGCTATGTAATTTTCTTTACTTGAAGATCTAAACTCAACTTTTACTCTCATATATATTAACTAGTAGGCTTAGTGTTAGGAGCTTGACCATCTATTCCATCTGCTGTTATATCAGTTTTTAATGAGAAATATGTAGATAGAAGTTTTTGAGATGTTAATTGTAACACTTGTTGTTCTAAATATCCAGGAAGAGGAAATTTTTTATCTAAAGGATTAATACATATATCTTCTTCTGTATAACTTCTTCCACAATTACAATCCTCTGAATACATAATGCTGTTAGGGACATCTTCTTCAAAGAATGCAACAAATCTTACTGCTTCTAAATCTGGATTACTTATATATAAATATCCATTAGAAATCCAGAAATAAGCTTCTTTTTTAATTATGGGAAGTTTTAAAAGATTTACATATCTATTTACAGATATTTCTTTAAACTTTGTAGCCTTACCCCCTAGCGCATTAATAGAGTACACTCCTTGAATAACATATTGATAGTTACCTTCTGATATCCTTGGAAGTTTTTCTTTGCTCCTAGCCACTGTACATTCTTCTACATAATCACAACATTCAGATAAAGGAACTTCTTTCATTTCTAAACAAGGAATTGTTGTAAATAATGTATCAGTTGCCCAGAGCTTTCTAAGATTTGTTTCTCTCTTAATTAATAAGAGAGAATTGTTTCTTATTTCACTAAGAATAGCTCTGTCTGTTATAAGACTGTCTGTACTTAATAGTTTGTGTGTGCTACGAACATCACTTACAAGTTTTCTTCCTGTGCTCATATTATTTTATATTCTACTCTCGAATTCTGCAATTCTTCCTTTAATAGGATGATACACTGTAGCAATTCCAGCTCTAATGTTATTAATATAATTATTATCTAAATGCCATCTGTCTGTTCCTGATAAACTTGGCATCTGTTGGATTCTAACACCTTTAACTTCTTTAGCCATATAATGGTGTTTATCTCCTGTATGTACCTCTCTGTATATAGCACAACCAAATGCTTCACTATTTTTACCAGTTGCAAACACTAGTGGCAAATCTTCTATTTTACAATTACCATGATGATAACCAATAAATGTGTTGCCCAATAGTACAACTTTTGTTGTAGAATGTTCTCTTTGAAATGTAATATTAGGTTTGTTTGTAAAATATATATCCAAAGCATGTGCCAAATAAAAAGATTTAGTTCTGTCATGATTACCTTGTACAAGAACAACCTTTACATTATCTGAATACGCATTTAATATTGATATAGCCGTAACTAATAAATCAAATCCTTCTTCATACTCATTATCATATCCTGTGAGAACATCTTGAGGAGTACCATTTGTAGTTTGATTTTGATAATTGTCTGTATGAAAAAAATCATTTGAAATAGGAAACACAATAGTTCTTATATCAAAAGAAGCTTTAGCTTTAACTAATAAATCAGTTAATACATATAAAAACTGTTCTTTTTTAGTTTGAATACTTTCTCCTTCTAATGTTTTTTTAGCTAAATGAAAATCAGCTATAGATATTTCTAAATCTACAATCTCTGTATTAATAGTAGATTTTACTAAACTTAATTTAATTTCTTTTGGAGTATAATTTTTTAAAAATTTAGAAAAATCTTCTGGAGAATAATCTTTAGGAGTTTTTAATTTACTAAACACTGAAGAAGTGAATTTTCCTGAAGGAAGCATTTTAGACCAGTAATTTGTAATTACATATTTGTCTAAATTTATTTTATGTAGTTTAGCTAATTCAATATCATCTTTAGGATCAAAGTCAGATACTACTGTACTTTCTAGAGTTCCTTTTTCAACATTTACTTTTTTTTCTTCGCTGTAATTTTTAATTATTTCTTCTGGCTCTTTACTTTTAAGCTCTGTTAAAAGCTCTTCTACTTCTTGCTCAGTTATATTAAGTTTTTCAGCATAAAACTTTTTACTTCTTTTTTGAGATAACAATTTTTCTAATTGGTATAACAATATAGTATTTTCAGCCATAAAAATTTATATTAATTAAAATAACGTAAAGGTATAAAAAAATAATTTGAATAAACAAATAATATGCTATTAAATAATAAAAAACTCCCAAGCAAAAATTTACTTGGGAGATAAACTCAAAGAAAACCAACAAACTTTAGAGTTTTTATACTGTTGTTGTGGTTGTTGTTGTAGTAGGGCAATTACTTATATTCATAATTACACCACCGACAATTTCTGTTATTTCATTAGTATCTAAATCTGTTATGTAAAAACCATCTTCTAATAATGTACAATCTGTTGAAAATATTCCTAAATAAACAGTTTCTCCTAATGTAAATGATGCCAATTGACCAGCTTTTCCTTGCATAGTTCCTGAAGGAATATTTGTATCAAATTCATTAGAAGCTGTACATGCATCAAGAAAAGAACTTGTAAATATAAACTCTGGACCTCCTGATGGTGTATATTTCCAATTAAAAGATTTATTAATTAACCCTCCAGGTCTTTCACAAGGTGGTTCTGTTAATATTATATCAACATAATTAATACAATACTGAGAAGTAGATTTTACTCTTACAACTGATGTAAAATCAGGAACCAATGTAGATGTATAACCAGAAGTTAAATCAATCTTAGCAACACCTACTTCAAAAGGTGTAACAAACCCATCTAAATCTGAATATAGATTAAAAGGACCACTGTCTGATCCTGCTGTTGTTAATGTTATAAATACTGTCATGTTATTTTGGTTTTAGCATTCAATTATTTCTTTTATTTCACCATCTATCATTTCAAGAGTAGCAATATCAATACATGGAGTGTAAGTTGTGTCTCCTGATGTTAATAATCCTCCTACAGCCTCTCCTAAACAATCTAAAGCACTCCAGCTTCCTCCTTCTATCACTGTTGCTTGTAATCCATAAATATTACAAGTTACTGGAGGTTTTGTAGTTGTAGTTGTACATAAAATTTCTTCACAAGTTGCAAATCCTTCATCAGGTATTGAAGTATCACTTTCTCCTACATTACATCCTAAATATTCGTAAGGAGATATTACAAACTCTCCTAGTTGATAAAAATTAAACAGAGTTAAAGGATTTGAGTTATAAAGAAAACTGCTCTCTACAAATTCACAAAGTTCACAAGTTAGAACATCATAAGCATATTGCCATCTATTACATAATGCAGTGGTTGTAGTGGTTGTAGTGCTGCTAGTAGAAGTGGTTGTTGATGTAGTACTAGTAGTACATATAAAAGGATTAACTTCTACACACACTCCATTACAATCACACTTTACAAATCCTGTAAACATATTATGCTGGTATATACATTATGTAATAGCAACCAATTGTTGGTTGGTTGTTTTGGTGAGCTTGACTTTGTCCTGTATCTTCTAAAGATACAGTTATATTTGATTCTGATAAAGAAGATAGTCCAACAGTTGCTAAAGCTCCAGAAGTAGTAGATTGTAATCTATATGTCTCAGTATTACCTCTGTCTTGATACCAAACAATAGGATTAGTAGTAGAAGGTGTTATAAAAGGTCCTCCGCCTAAAGCTGTTGTAAAATGAGAATGTTTATTATCATCAACATTTACAATATGTGTATGAGTAGGAATTTCAGGAATTCCTAATGTTACAAAGTTTGTACCTACTTTTGTACCTAATGCATATGTTGGATTAAATGTTGGGGATGATGATGGATTAACAGCATTATCCATAGATGGTCCTAACATAGTTCCATCTGTAACACCAACAGGTGCTCTACCTCTTAAATCAGGGACACCAGGATTTCCACCATTACATAAATATACATTCTCATATTCTCCAGTAGGAATACCCTTTCCTGTACTATCAAACAATCCTGTTAAACTTGGGGCAAACCAAGGATAAGCTACATAAGGAACCATTTTTGTGTATTGCTTTGTAGTTGGACCAACAAGACCTTCATCTTCTAATATATTAACAACTAAATTACTTAATTCATCTTCTAATACATAATTATTTAAACTTAAAATAGTTGTTGTTAATAATTGATCTGTTTGACACAGCTGATCTATTACAGCTTGAAGAACATTATGTGTATTAGAAAATGTTGTTTCCTCTACTGTTAAACATCCTTCATTATAAGGGCCTTCTAATATTTCTAAATTATTAGTAACATTATTAACTAAATCTTGTAAATCACAAGCTGAATCAATAAGAGCTTGTAATAAATCATTTAATGTTGGACCAGCACATCCTACACAAGGAGGAATATTATTTGCTACTATTGAGCAAACTCCTTCTAAGTCTACAATAGGTTTAATACCTGTTCCATTTAATGTACTAATAAGAAATTGAGCTAGAGTTTGTTCTACAAATTCTAGTGTATCACCGTTTTGAATTCCTAGTGCAGGAATATCTGCTCCTGTATATTTTACACATTTATCTGATGTAATTTCAGAGCATCCATTAAAACAATTTGTACAAGACATAATATATATTTTATTTTATAAGTTTTTTACTAATCTTACTGAGCGACCATATTTTTTACCAAAAGAAAAAACTGATGCATTATTATTATTTTGAAATAAAATAAGGTAAAAAGCATCAGAAGCACCACTAGTTGTAACACTCCACCAATTACCACCTTCTCCTAAATACCAAAAAGTACCAAAAGTATCTGGAGTACGGTTACCACCAGGTAAAGCTGTAAAGCCACTACTATTGGTTGCACCTGAATTCATATTCCAATGAGTAGTTCCTGCTTCTTTTAAAGCTTGTCCTGCTAATCCTCCTCCACCTAAAGAACTAATTAAAGTATTAAACTCTGTTTGTGTAGGAACATGATATCCTGCAGGTGCTAATTGTTTTCTCAATGCTGGGTTAGCAGCTGATGCAGCATCATATATTCCAACAACCGCATACCAATTGTATAATTTACCATAAACACATTCATTTGCTGGGTCATTGTCATAATAACACCATGCTCCTGTGGTAAGATTTTGCCAAGCTGCAGGGTTACTAACTTGAGGAATTGGAGTACCATCAGAGTATGTAGTTACATTAAGATTGCAAGCTGTCCAGGTTTGTGCACCAATAGTAACATCTGTTAGCTGACAACAAGTTGTGGTTGTTGTGGTTGTTGAGCTTGTAGTAGTAGTAGTTGTTGGAGCTATTGTTGTTGTAGTAGTGGTTGGTGTAACAGTTGTAGTTGTTGTAGTTGTTGGTGGTATTGTAGTAGTAGTTGTTGTTGTAGGAACACATAATACTGCTTCACAAGTAGATTGTTCTGTTTCTGTATTTATATTAAAAGAAGTAGGACTACTTGATGTACCCATAAATTCTAATATTTGAAAAACAAATCCATAAAAATCATCATAATAAAACTGCCCAACATTTAAAGGTCCAACATTTGCTCTTATATATGATCCACTAGTTTCACAAGTCTCACAAACAAGTTGTTCTATTCTATAAAGGTAACTAATTACAGTTGTAGTAGTAGTGGTGGTACTAGAACTTGTAGTTGTAGTAGGAGTTATAGTAGTGGTTGTAGTTGTTGTACTACTGGTAGAAGTACTAGTAGAAGAAGTAGTTGTACTAGTAGATGTTGTAGTTGTTCTTATTGGTGGAGCCTCAAAACAATTCTTTACACAATTTGCTGTTAGTTTTACAACTTGTGAAGCAATTTGATTAACAGAATATTTTGATACATAATCAGGGTTGATTTGTTTATAAAATAAAATTCTTCTGTATTGTATCAAATCAAAAATTGCTGATCCAGAAATAGGTTTATTCAGCATAAACACTATATTATTATACATAGTGCTTGAAAGCTGTGCTAATTTACAATCTATAGAAGCTATTAATGAATTAATATCTCCACACTTTGTACAGTTAGTTTGTTTAGGATAGAGCATTTATACAAAAGTTTTTAATTTTATTTGCTATAGAATAACAAGCATTACATAGTCCTTGTTTTAATTGACACCCACATCCCACTTGTATCCCACACTTACTACAAATTGCCATTTTATTTATTATTGAAAGTTAATTAAATAATTATTACCAGAACACCCACAGTTGTTATTGATAAAAGTATCTAACATCTTAGATGCTTTATTATATAATTTATTAGCTGTAATAGGATCACAGTTATTAGCTGCTGCTATAGAACCCTGAATAAAGAAATATATTGTAGATAGATCCACTTTACTTTGTGTTTTAATAGCTTGATCGCATTCCATCATATCTAATTTCATAAATGCTTCATCAAACTTTGCTTGTAATCTATCTACACGCATTATAGTTTTTTCTACAAAATATACATCTGGTGGTTCTATAGTGTATTTAAAAGAATATATTCCATCAGGAAGAGGTTGTTGTACTCCTGGTTCTGTTATTTCTAGTGTATCAGAAGTAAAAAAATTAAGTTCTAACACATTAAATGGTATAGAAACTTTTTCAAATCCAGGTACACATATTTCTATAGTTGGATCTGTTACTACAGGAGGTTTAGTGGGGTAGATAGAAATATCTAACACAGATAAACTAAGTACATCGAATGTAGGAACAATTGTTATATTTAATTGTATTTCGTCCATATGGTTGAAAAAAAAATACCAGAGGAATGTGGAATATCCTCTCCTCTGGTATAGATTATTTATTAAAAAAGTTTCTTAAGGAATCAACGTACTTGTTGTTGAAGTAGTTGGCCATACAGTTGTAGTAGTAGAAGTTGTTGTAATACAAGTTCCAGTTTCATCTACAAGGTCTCCTAACAATCCTTCAATCAAATCATCAATATCTGTTTCAGCTCCACTATTTGAAGGAACAGCGATAATTACTTGAGAGTCTTGTTCGATGTAATCACCCCATTGGTAAGCTGATCTATCATACTCATTAAACTTAATGTAGTAAGTAGTGTAGTTAGTACCATCAGAAACCCAGCTTTCAAAGTTACCATTATACCCTACCATTCTGTAAAGGTGTTTTAGGTAACCAGCTTGGTAGCTGTAGAAGTTTTTCTCTAGTTGAATAATTTCATCAGAAGTACCTCTAGCATAGTTAGAACGTTGTGTAATTACAGCATTAGCAACAATGTTACAATTATCAGCAACAATAAAGTCAGCTGTAGTTGCAGGACCACTGTATACAAATGTACGGAACCACATTCTATCAAACTCATAAGGGAATGCTGCAACATCACATGGTTGACCATATTTAGTTAATGGTTTTCCAGAAATACGAAGTTTAGCAGCAGAGTTATTACCGATTCTTTGGAATTGATAGAAATCATTAAAATTAATGTTATCAGGATTGATACCAGGAGCTTGTTGAGTAAGTTTCAAAATAAAAGCATCAATTAATGCTGGTACATCTACTGTATCACAAGGATCTGCACCACAATCACAACAAGGAGCTTGTACAGTTACTGAGCGTGTAAACCCATTAAAATACAATGTATCCAAGTAAGAAGAATGTGCACGTAGTGTTAATGTTACAACATCACCACAATGTACATTCCAACCATCAACATCTGTAACTTGAGTTACAGGAGTAGGGCATCCAGATACTTTGTAAAATTCAGTTACATTTGATTTACAAGAAGAACCTGTAGGACATCCAGCAATTTTGTCAGAACGTTTTGTTCCTTGCAAATAAGTGTTAACTCTACCTTGAGCTACATAAAAGTAATTTCCTGTAGCAGTAGGAGATGCAGGATCAATTACAGTGTAGTCAGCGTTGAAGAAACCTACTTCACCTGCAGACAAATTTTGTGTAGAACCTGTGCTAGCAATATTACTGCCAACAGGAACTACAAAAAGCGTGTTTAATGAAAAATCAGCCATTTTATTTATTTATTAAGTGTTAAAAAATTATTCGTTTGTTTGTATTCTATATTGTGCATTTTGCACTGCACTTTGATTCTCTGTAAACATCGCTAAGTTCTGAACTGTTAAATCTAATAATTCATCTTCTAAGTATGTTTCTAATTCACAATTTTGATCTATTGATGGTGTGCCATCAAATTTAATATATCCCTCTTTATCAATGTAAACTGGATATCTCATATAACTTATACATATTTCTTTTGGTGTGAATGTACCATCTGTAAATATGCTTATTTCATCAGAGGATAGGAAGTTAAATGTTTCTTGATATTCAAAACTTGGTTTGTAGTGTGTATTGTTTAAAATAAACTGTAAATCACCATGCTTTGCTAAATCTCGATTAATCCAAATCTTTCTATTTTTACAAATTCCTTTATCAGCTAAAACATATGAATCTATATAAAACATATATTTTGGGTCTAAGGAATGTAAATTAGCTTTCCACTGATTTAGTTCTTTGTTTTTTAATGTTAATGGTAATGTTCCTTCGTTATATGCTATTATAAGACTTTGTAAATCTTCATAACGTTTTTTAAAGGAATCTAGCCCCATCTGGCTAACAGTACTAATGTTATCAACTTTTTGCTTTATCAACTTAATCTGAGCTTCATTAAGAGCTAAGATTTTATCTTCAAGCTGGATTTGTTGATGCTCATTAGTTGATAGCTTATTTAATCGTTGATCAATTTTATATAATAAACTATCTACTGGTATCATATTTTATATTTTTAAAAACTAGCCACTTAAACAGCAGCTAGTTTTTTAGTTTTTAATTTTTGTTCAAGAGTGATTAATTCATCTTGATTATCATCATCGATTAAGAATTTAACCAAATCTTCTTCATCTTTAGCAATTTCAAATTCTCCTTCATAAACTTTACCATTAGGTTTTATTCTATAAATAGAATGTGTTACTGCTTGTTTAACTAAGTCTTTAATATGTAATAAATTCTCTTTCATATCGGCAAATCTATTAAATACTTCTACAGGATTTAATCCTTGGAAAGCTCCAGATTTAAATTCAGATTGTTTTAACATATTATCTACTTGGTTGTAAACAATTTCTTCTTTTGTATCATCTGTTACTGGAAGACCAAGTTGTCTAGCAACTTTACGTTTTTTCTCAGGTGTCATACTGTCAAACTTAACAATTGCTTTATTAATCAATTGTTTTTTCTTAAATATGATTCCACTTTCAATATCCTCATCAACAACATAAAATTGTGTTTCTGCTGGATATTCACCTCTTTCCCATGCTTGATAAGAACTTGCAATAGTTGGATGTACTCTAAGCCATGAAAAAGCTAATTCTTGAAAAGGAGTAGATAAATCAAAGTAGTTGTCTCCATCTAAAAGTTTTACTGCTTGTACGTGTGTATAATCTTCATTAGATAGAGATAGTCCATAGTTCCAAAATTTAGAACGAGGGCCTAAATCAATATCACCTAAAGCAGCTTCTAGTTTTGCACGAAGCTTGGTAACTCTTTCAATTTCTAATTCTCTTTCTGTAGGATCTGCAATTCTTTTAATATAAGCTGCATTTGGGTCTAAACCTGTTCTGTATTGACCATCCAATTCTTTGTAAGGATATTTGAATACTCCTGTTCCTGGTATTCTTGTAAGTCCTTTTGATGCTAAACCTCCTTGCATTGTTTGCAATTGAGAAGTTGTATAATCTTTCTTTAATGTAGAAATCTTTCCTAATTTTGCCATGATGTAGTTAATTAATTATTATTGGTTTAAATTTGCAGAATGTCCCCATCGAAGGGAATGCAATATAGACATGTAGTCTAGTATTCATCATTCTGTTTGAGATCAATCCCCTCTAGGAGGGAGTGGGTATGAGGGGATCTTTCTCAGAAAAATGAGTTACTCTGGGACGCTGTTCTTGTGGGTAGCGTAGTAACTACTGTTATTATTTATTTAATTTTAATACTCTTTCAACATGTTTAATTTCCATATGAGGATTGTGTAACTCTCTATGACAATTTGAACATAACAGCATACATTTTAATGCTTCTTCAAGAATTTCATCATCAGACTTATATTTTAAATATTGAGTTTTTATTTCAAAACTTTTATTAAAAGGATCTATATGATGAAAGTCAAATGCTGCTATATTTTTATTATATCCACATTTTTCACACTTTCCTCCAAACATTTCAATTAATTGTAGTTTCTTTTCTATACCTTTTATAGTATATTTATTTAAACCATAATCATCTTTGAATTGTTTAGATTGTTTAGAAGATTTAAGATATTTATCTTTGTCATGACATATTTGACTACAAAAAAGTTTATCTTTTCTTCTTTTTCTACCAGATTTTGAATCTGGTATAGGACTTCCACAATGTTTACAGTTATCAATCACTAAAATTGTGGAATCTCTTCTATAAGAACAGTTCTTGACAAATCTTCAATAAATACATCACATCTGTCTTTCATCCAGATTTCGTATCCTGGGAATTTGTTAGCACTTGACATACCTTGAGATTTTGCAAATCCTAAGTGGTGACGAGTACCATCAATATATCCCCAAGTCATAGAAGGAGCACCCTTCATACGCACTTCACGAATGTTATTTACCATTGAACCATCAGACATTGGAGAAACATCAAACACCATAAATACTGGAGTAGATTTTTTGTTTTGTCCAAACTCTAGGTTAGATTGTGGTAAATCTAATTCTTTCAAGTGAATAAGTTCAACACGCCCAGTCTCACGTGTAACCATTGCATCAAATGCAAAGTTGTAAGTGATGTGTTGTCCTTCTCCTTGCATATATCTGTTTCCAGAATCTGCCATAAATGTAAGACCAGAATTCAATGCATCATTTTTCAAAGCTTGTTGGAATACATCAAATCCAGCTTCATTAGTATACATTTTAACTCTACGATCTTTTACATCCACACGTCTGTAGAATAAATCTCCAAATACTGAACGGATTAGATTTGCAGAAAATTCACCTCTGTTATATTGTACCAAGTTACCATTGTTACGCATTCTGTGGTAAACACCTGCAGATGTACGCTTCAATTCTTGCTTAGAACCATTAGTTTTAACTGTTCCAGGCTTAGCCCAAATCATTCTCTTAACTTTTAGTTCAAGCATAGACTTACGCATCCAGAACTCAATAAACGGTTCCCATTTAACATCATTACGAGTTAAAGGTAATTGGTTTCTACGTTGTGGAGCATATACTAAAATGTCAAGAGGTTTACCTGAAGCATCTCTCATCATTTTATCATCAGCCCATTCTGTAATTTTGTGCTCATAACCATATGCTGATCCTAAAGATTCAAACATAGTGATTTTTTCACCAAGTCTTGGTAGACCAAGTAGATCTTGATCAAATTCACCAATTGCAGCATCTACTAATTCTAGTTCAATACCAACTTGTAAAAATGTGGAAGAAACAAAATCTACAATAGGATTGTCAGTTACTAAAGTAAAAGAGTACAAGAAACCAGCATTCCAAGCAATTGGATCTTTAGTTACATAGAATCTTGGACCATACTGACGAGAACCTACAGATACAATAGCATTTTTAGAAAACTCATTAGTATCTAATACTAATTGGAATTCTTGGCCATCAATACCTGGTTTACCTGTACCTTCTAAAATAGTTGTAAGACTAGCAGGGATGTCAATAATTTTTGGGAATTTGTAAGGAACTTGAACTTCCCATTTCCAAGAATCACTATTATTATCAATGTAATAAGGAGTGCTCTTGTTAATCATGTCTAAGAAGTCATTGCTGTACAATGAGCTCTGAGTGTACAAACTGATGATTTTTTTATCATAGTCAGCAGGTTCTGTAGAGTGAAAAGACTCTAAGTGATTGGCATCAGTTAGTTTTCCTACAGCACGTTTGTCCATAGAGGCAACCCTTGCGTAGGTAAAACCAGTTAAGCCAGGAATAGTTTGAATTTGTGACATTTTTATTAATCGTTTTGAGTTATTATTAATTTAAATTATTTTATTGGAACCAAGAACTACTTGTTGACTTTGTACCAGTTGTTCCAGTTTTAGCAGTTGTTTTTTGTCTAGCAACTTCTGAAAACAATTGATTAGCTTGTTTAGACACTCCTGTTTTTTGTATAGTTGATAATGTTGGATCTTTTTCTAAAATTTTAAGAAGTAGAGCAACCTTAACTTTTGTAGCATGATTTTCTGGTCTCTTTAAATCCAAAATAGTTCTATCAAAGTCTGATAAAGTTTCTCCTGATGCAGTTTTCCATTTATCAACTAATAGGAAGTCTTGTAGTTCATTTACAAGCTTTGGATTTAATGGAATACCATCAAACTCTTTTGCTTTTAGTTTATCTTGTAAAACTTCATGTACATTATTAATATACTGTTGTTTTATTTGTTGTTTTTGTAATTGTTCTTGCTCTGCCTTTTGTTGCATAGCTTGCAACTTTTGAGCTTCTTTTTTAACTAACACTTTATGATGTTTAGTAGATACACTTTCTAAATCACCATAATTTTGAAGTCTTTCAATTTCTGTTGTTATATCTTCTGGATCAAAACCTTGATCAGCTAAAGCTTGTCTCATTACTGAAATTTGATTTGATTCTTGTGATAAATCCATTTCAGCAAAGTTTACAACTTGGTTATATGTCCCAAAATATTCTTTAGGGTTTACACCTTTTACAAATATGGCATCAAAAGCATTTTGGTAATCCTCTCCAAATTGTCCTATAAAGTTTTCTACAATTTCTGAAGCTCCTTTTCTTTTTTCAGCATTAAATCTTTCTAAAAATTCTTCTGCAGTTGTAATAGGAGATTCATCATCATCCTCCCCTTTAGTAAACACTCCTAGTTTAAACAAATCATTTGAAAGAGCTGAAAATTGTGTAGAAGGTTCTTCATCATCATCTTCTGTTTCTGTATTTGTAACAGATTCAGTAGGTTTTACAGTTTCTTCATCTTCATCTGTATTATCTCCTAGAAAATTAGAGATTGCTGATTGAGCTTTTTTCTCATCACTGTCTTCATCTTCTACAGGAGTTATCTCTTTACCTTTTGGTGTAGAAGGAGCTTTAGGTTCAGCATCTTTTACTTCATTAATAATAGGGGTAACATCATCAGGATTTGATGAAGCTGTTTCTGGTGAAAATAGTCCCTCTAGTAATTCTTGGTTTCCAGCACCCATTTCTAGAGTGTCCTGAATAGAGAAACTATTGGTGGATAGTTCTAAATTATCTTGTGCCATAATGTAGTTGTATTTAATATTTGGTTTATATTCTATGTAAAACTATAACAGTTATTTAAATTACAAAAGAAAATAGTGCTGTATTAAAACATATTGTTGGGTAATATAGCATTATCTTTTTTTTCTCCTTAAATTGAACTAACTTTTTTTGTTATTTTTATTAGCAGCACGTCCTTTTGCATTCTCTTTAGCAACAGCTAAATCATTTGCCATATTTTCTCTAGCTACTTGTAACTTTTCTCTTTCTATAGACATCTTATCTGCTGCTTGTTTGTTTTTAGACTGTATATCTGCCATTTTCATACCATAATCTTTTGCAGCCTTATCTTGATCTTGTGCAAGTCTACTCATTTCTAGTACATCTGGAATAGCATTAGCATTTACATCTTCTGCTTCTACATTACCAAATCCTGTAGCTTGAATAATAGCAATTTTTTCTTTAGAAAGTCTATCAAGTTCTTTTTGATAGTTTTCATTAGCTTGTTGCTCTTGTTGTAATTGAGCTTGCTGTTGCATTTGAGCTTGAGCAATTTGTTGTTGTTGTTCAACTTTTTGTTGTTCAAGTTGTTGTGCTTGTTGTTGAATAGCATCTTGTTTATCTCTAAGATCTCTAAACACTTTCTTCATTTCTCTCATAGACTTAGTGCTGTAAAGCTCAATAACTTCATATAAGCTTCCACCATTTTGCATAAGAGGTTGAGCAAGTTGTCTAAGTTCATTAAACATTTGCGTATCTTCTGGTCTATTTGTAGTAAACACTTTTAAATCTCTAAATCTAATATCAGATCCATTTACTTGTACAAATGCAGATTCTCCTTCATTAGTAACATAAGAAATAGTTGATTGTGGTTTAGCACTTTCTATGTATAATGCAGCATCGATTATAGCTTGGTATAATTGTCCTAATACATATTCGTGTGCTACAAATAAAGGCTCTGTTTGTGTATAACTGTGTTGTATAGCAGCATTTGTACCTGTAGCACTTTCAGAGGCAGAGATGCTTCCTAAACGCTGTTTAGACATACCTATAAGTTCCCAGCATTCATTTTTTAATTGTACAGCTAAATTATAACGAGATTGAATCTCATTAGTTCTTGTAAGGTCTACGTTTCTAGCTACAGATTGATTTGTTACAGGAGCTTTGGTATTTTCAGGACTATCATCATCAAACATGATACCACGTTCTCTTGCTTCTAATTCCCAAATATCAATATCATCTTGAGCATCTCCATCCTTCACTCTAGGAACTCTTCTAATATTAACAGAAGCTACATTACCAATTTCTTTTTCAAGAAGCTTATACATTTGATTCATACAAATGTTATATAACACTTGGAAAGGTTTCATCATATCAATTAATGACTTAGCCTCTGTATTCTTCACTTCAAAAGTTGTTCCAATTATAGGACAATAATTCAATAGTTTATAAGGTTTGATATGATAGATGTCTGGACCAATTTTAATTCCTTGATACCATTCATTAATCCATCCCCATTCTAGTGACTTCTGTGTAGGAATAGTTCCTGATTTATAATTCTCATCAACAAGCATTGATTGCTCATTGCCCATTTCATCTTCATATATAAGTTTTCCAATTTTTTTCTTAGAAATCCAATATGCCCTAACTACTACATATTTATATCCAAATGAAGAAACATTAGATGTTAAACCAAGAAAATCTTGTAATCCATCATTATTTTCTTTCATTTCTGATTCTATAATCATTCTTGTTTGTAGTACTAATGGATCAAATGTATCATACTGTACAGAGTCTTGTCCAGGTGTAGCATTAGGGTTACCTAAATTAGATTCACGTACATTAATTAATCCATAGTCTTGTAATGATGAGCGTAAGTGGTCAATTTCCTCTTTCGTAAGATCTGGGATGCTTTCAATGATCTCCGAAAGCTCCATAACTTGTACTGTACCAGCAGCATAGGCTCCTTGAGTTCTACCAGTGGGATCTGATATCCACTTTCTATCAGGAGTAGTAAGAAACCAAGTGTTTTTTGGGTTGGCCACTTCAATGTTAAATCCAGTTTTGGAATTGTCTTCATATATATGATAAAACTCTCTTGCTGATATAAGCAAGTCTCTAAATGTATCTTCTGATTTTTCTTTTATATTAAATTCTGCTTTTGTACATGTAAGAATATGGTTGGCCCATTTTTCAGCTACAGATGTATATGAATCAAGCTGATCTTTAACTTGTTCCATTGTAAGCTGTTCTAGTTGTTCTTCTTCTAGTTCTTCTCCAGCAATAGCAGCTTTTTCTAATATTTGTTGTTTAGCTCTTGATATAATATACTTTTGCAGTGTATCAGTTTTAAATTGTAACTCTTCTGCTTTACTATCATCATCAAATGCCTTCACTCTATATGTATCAGGTCTTTTTGAAATTTCTCCTACCAAACCATTAAGAGGAGTGGTAATTATAGAATAATGTTTTACATAAGATGGTAGAGCCAAATCATTTTGTAAAATTTCAGTAAAACTTTTTACTTGAGGATCTTGATAAAAATCTTCCATACGAAGAATACCTTTTACCAAATCATAGTTTTTTACAAATGTATCTCTATTTTTAATATATTCTGCATAAGCCCTGTTAGCAAAATAATCCATTGTATTTTTAATCCAACTCTCATCTTGTTTTTCCTTCTCTGTTTTAAACTGATCAGGAAAAATATTTAAATACGCATAACGTATTGTAGCATCTTTTGTATATCTAATTATTGCCATTATCTAAATAATTTACGTTTATTGTTATTAAACACTCCTCTTGATTCTGGAAAGAGTGAACTTTTTTGTCTTTTAACTCCCATTGATTTTGTTCTTGAGTCTGAATTATCTCCAATCTTTCCAAATATAGGATCAAGTTTCATGGCAAGAGAAACAGCAAGTTCTGCTGCTATAATTCTATCAAAGTTACCATCTTCATTATATTGTATCATTTCTTCAAGAAGTACTGGGTCAAGTATTTTTGACATTCCTTTTGTTTCAGAAATAATATTATCATCATCATCTTTTTCTACATGTATAACTTCTTCTGTATATTTCTTTAGACATCCATGTAGAAAGTCTCTTATTTTTTCTGCAGATCTATGTATTCCATAATCACGTCTAACGGTAGTATTTGGAACAATTTCTTTTAACCAATCTGGTTGTTTTTCTAAATAATGTGCATCTCCTTTACTTATCATATAATCTATAAAGGAGATTTCATCATTTTCACATAATGTTCTAGCATTGTAATACTTTATCAACAATCGTGCTTGTTCTTCCCATGTTTCTTTTTTATCTGGACGAGCACAATATGATGCTACAAACATATCTTGATATTTTTCTCCTGATATTGTATGCATACGTTTGTATATATACACAGAACCAAGAGAACTTGAATATGCAGATTTACCTTGTCTATAAGGGTCAACTCCTGCTACATATAATCCATAAGGAGGGTTTTCTATTGGAAACTCATATATAACTACAGGAGCATCTTTTTGATCTGTATTTTTTAATGGAAAATTTGATATAGGTAGTTTATCAGAGAATGTATGTTTAACTCCTTGTCCATCATCATACAGCACTACAGATGTTCCTGTTCTTTCTTGTTGTAACAGTCTAAACTTCTGTCTTTTAGCTGCTTCAATATCAAATATATTTGTATCTTCATTAAGAAATATATCATCTACTTCTTGGGGATAATACATTTTCTCTTTAAGATAGGCCATTCTATCTCCAGCTTTTTTAAGCTTTTCAAGATTATCATTTGTAATCTTTGTGGCTAGTTCTTCATTACTCACCATCATCTTCACTTCATGTAAAGAAGAAGTTTTTGGTTTATCTAAAAATGCTCCCAAAGAACTTTCTTCTTTGGCTTCCATTCTATATTTATGAGAAATAAAAAGTCCATGAACTCTTTTTTCATCTTTTGCATTATTATATTCTAAGAAGTTAAAATTTTCAACATCAAACATTAAGCTTTTTGCATCCATAAACTTCTTCATATCTCCACCTGTTCCTGTAAGAATCGGAGAACATCCCCAACCAAATGGTGTTGTAAATCCAGGAATAGCAGCTTGAAGTCCTCTAAGAAAAGATCCTTTTCCAATCTCATCAATAATAAGTCTTCTAGGCTTTGTACCAGCAATAGCTTCCTCATTATTACCCTCATCAAGGTTACGTATAAGAATCTGGGAAAATGGAATTCTTTCTCCTGATTTGGTTTTAATTCCTAGTGTAACTTGATTTTTCCAATTATCTTCTACTCTTTGCCATCTCCAGGCTTCTGGTAAGAAGTTTAATCCTTTGTCAATCTTATCTGTAATAAGCTTTATATCAGGAGCATTTAATCCTGCAATAATATTCTGACTGTTCTCATCAAATGTAGCACCATGTCCAATGTAACTAGCTTCAATAACAGACTTAGCAAAACGACGAATACCTAGTATAACTAGACCTTTCTTTTCTTTATGTGCTCTATCTATTTCATTTGTAACAAGCCATTCATTATCTCTTAGTAATGGATTAGAATATTTCTGATTAATACGTCCATATTCATCTATAATATCTACTTCTGTATGCCAAATATTTAAATGCCAATATAGAAATGGATTGATGTATTGTCCATCCATCATTGCTCCATTCATACATAGTTCTTTATGAAATGCAAAGAACTGTTTATATTCATCAGAGCTTCTATCTGGAATACGTTTTTGATTAATAAACCAATCTTTATATTCTATATTGTGTAAATTCATTACTTATTTCTACTTTTTAAAAATTCTTCTGCTTGAGAACTCAATTCAGCTCCTCCTCTTGTTTCCACTTTTTTAGCTTCTTGTTTTTCTCTCATTACATCTACTTCTTTTAAAAGAGCAAGATAGTTTTTCATTGTTTCTTGTACAAACTTTCCTTGAGCTTCTATAGATGCAATTACCATAGGAAGCATTCCTCCTTTAGCTGTAGGTTTCCACTCTATTCTATCTTTTAAAGTATGAAGAGGATTTGCATCAACATATTCTTTCCATGAAGATAATTGTTGTTCAGCCCAATCAAGTTCTACATCTATATATGTATTCTTTTTTACTGCCATTATGTAGTTAGTTTTATTATTCTTCTTCTAATAAATCCTCAGAATTTAAATTCATTCCTTGTTTAAGAATCTCTTCCAAATCTTCACAATGAGGAACATCTAATTCTAATTCTATTAAATAATCATTTAATATATTAAACATTTCTTTGTCATTGAGATTTTCAATCTGATGATCATCTAATGCTGTAGCCAAGTGTTTGCCAAGAGTTTGTTTTGGAAATACAGAGCCAAGTTTATTTAATATATTTACACTACGTTTATAATAATTGCTCATAGTCATCTATGTTTGGCTGGTCTTCAGTTAAATAATCATCTGACACTGTAATTCTTATTATATCCTTTTCCCTATCTAAATCTATAATTCCTTCTAAATCGAAATAATCATATCCATCATTATATAATTTTTCTAGTATCTCTAATAAATACTCAATAGGAATCTTTGTTAATTTTAAATTACTCTTTTCCATTATCAATTATATTTTGTTGTTCTTGAGAAATTACAGCTTTCCATTTATTTAAAGGACAATTACAAGAAAGACATTTTGTTTTAGCAGAAAGAGTGCATCCACAATTTGTACAATGTACATCTGGTCTTAATGTTTTATGCTTTGTAGAAATATGTTCACAATTATTACATATTTCCATTCTTTCTTGACTTGTTTGCTCTATAACTAATTCTAGTTCTTTTCGAGGAAGAAGGTGGTTACTCCATCCTTCAATTATTTGTTGTATCACTCCCATGATCAATTTTTGGTTTTAGTTTCACTCTATTATCAATAGCTGTAGCTAATTTCATTTCTAAGTTTCTTCTAACTGTAGGAGAAAGAGTTTCATCATTTAATAAGTTTGTAAAATAACTTATTTGTGATTCAAATAATTCCATTTTCTTCTTGGCTTTATTCATGTTAAACATAAACTTACCAAATCCAGAAAACTCTACACTATTATACTTATGTATTGCATCATTAGCAGAATCAAATTGATGAGCAATCACTTTATGAATAACTTTTTCAGAAATCATCTTATGCTCAATCACTTTATTAATTGCAATTTTCTTAATAAGAAAATCCTTAATATGTATATTAGGTGGTTTCATTCTCTAATGTAATTTGTAAAACAATATTCTTAGAGAAATCTAATTGTATATCTGGAAGTATTTTAATCTTCCCATCATCCTTAATTAATATTCCTAGTTTTTTAAGACCAGAAACTAAATTATTAATTGTGGCATTAGAAGTGCTGAATTCTTTACAGAATTCTTCTTTAACATGTTTATAAGAAATACTCCCATTAAGAGCAATAAAAGAAACTAATTGTATTTCTCTTTCTGTTACATTAATATCATTTATACTAAACAATATAGAATAGTATTTCTTAACTGAAGAAAACTTATCTCTCTCTTTTCTTTTAAATCTTTGTACAATCATAATCTATTTAGTTTATACAAAGGTATATAAAAAACATATATATAAAACAAATATTTTTATTTCTATCTATACAAAGAATAAATAAAAGCATTTTTATTATCAACCCACCCACCCACCAAAATTATAACATATTTTTTACATGAGCAAGAAAAAAATTTTTTTCCAAATTTTATGCCTCTCCCCTGTGAAATTTTTTTTTCTAAAATTTTTTAGTAGCCCCCATGTTGATTATGTAGATGAGATGGTTGACCCCTTCCAACAACAACCCCACTGGTGTTTTGGCGAGTGGGGCGCATCCCCCACATAACAATTAAAAAATAGAAAAAATGACATTAGCAGAAGCAAAAAGTAAAATTGTATGGAAAGACCAAGAAGCAGACCGTGGTCAAAGTGTTGGTAAAACAGGTGATGTATTTACCAATTGTAATGTTTTAATCTTAAGAACAAGCAAGAATGGAGCTGCACGTGCTACAGTCTTATTTGAAGATAAGACTACAAAGAAAATTACTAATATAACTTGTTCGTTAGCACTCACAAGTTACGTTCGTAGTGGTGATATAATGGAAGGACATATTAAAGCCTTACCACTATTTCATAGTGATGAAAAAGGTTTCTTTGTAGGACTTGGAAATCAATTTATTGACTTTGATGCTGTTAAAGAAGAAGCATTTAAAGTTGATAGAACTATTTCTACACTTGAAGCATCAGCAGCCCTTTAGGCTGCTTTTGCTTTTCGTATATAAGGGTGGGATATATACGAATATTGGGTGGGAAATATAATATCAAAAAAATAATTCCTAAAGAACATATATATAAAGGACAATGTTTTTATTAATGTTGTCCTATATATATAGGAGTAAAAAAGTTTATATCTTTACTAGGGGTCAAAAGTTCATTTTTTATTCATTTTATGTGTTTTTGTAGGAAGTTTTCTTACAAATACTCTTAAAGGAATGTTAATGAAATGAATAATTGTATATTATAGGAGAGAATGA